ATCCCAGGTTAAAACGTGGTTAGTTGTTGGTGTGCCTGTGTAGTCTACATTGCCTAAATCATTTAAAGGAGCGGCAGCAATACGAGCATCTGCTCTTGCATCTGTATAATACAAGTTTGTTTGTTCCGGCAAGTCTGCTGTGCTAACTTGATTTGAACCAGTACCAAAGTCAATCATTGTGTCTTTGATTTGGTCGTTACCAATACTAATCGCTCCACTTGAAACTGTAATACCAGCACCTGCGCTAATATGAGCTCTTACTTCTGCTGCACTCGGACCAGTGTATGTAATTACACCTGTACTACTATTGTATGCTAGGCTTCCATCGCCACCAGCATCAGTTACACTAATACTAGCTCTAGCTCTTGCATCTGTATAATACAAGTTAGTATTCTCCGTAATATTTGCAGTTGTAATTGTTACTGCATTACTAGTTGGACTAACTCCATTAACTGTTTTTACATAGGCGCCTTCAATTGTAGTGGTACGTCCATCTAGGTCGGTAAAGTTGCCGTCCAATTGGGTATGTGTGAGTGCAGTACTTTTACTTGCTCTTAGTGTAATTGTCATTCTTTAAACTCCGCGCCTGTTACAATATTTATCAACCATTAAAACAGTCTCTCGACATAGTCATCGTCGACGTAGTTATCTTCCACGTATTCTGCTGCATTTAGTTCTGCTTTATAGTTTGGTACTTGTGCTTGACATGCTTTCAAGAAGTTAGCATTTGTTGTTGAACTTTGTTGTAAACCAAGTCCATCTGCGGCTACTCCTGATCCTAAATCATACCATGTCTTTGTATGTGTATCTGCTGCAGGCAAATATTGATCTTTACCTCCATCTACTACTAAGAAGCCAGGGACAACACGATTTAGTATTGGTGTACCGCCTGTTCCTCTGCGCAAGCCAGTTATATAGTTGTCTGTTGTGTTAATTTCCCAGTAAGTTACACGTTCTGCACCCACAAACACAACACCCGGGTACTCACTATTAACATCTACTTGAGGTAGAACGCTTGCATCTTTGACATAAATCTTTGTGTCTGTTAAAAGAACATCTGTGGCAATTTCTGTAGTAGCATCTTTACACATTCTCAAATATTCAACAGTGCCATTCATGTCTTGGAAGATTCTAAATCCAGTGCTTGGCTGTATTTGATTCTCAATAATATGTGTAATTACAACAACACTTGTACCACTAATAGTTGCTTGTATTTGAGTACTCATTACTATTTCTGCACCATTAGTAATATAATCACCTGGATGTAGTCTTACGCCATTTACTGTTACCCAGAAGTTGTTAACATTAGTTACAGTTCTATCTAGGTCGTATGTACCAACTGTGCCTGAAACTACACTACGATCAAATCCAGCAGTGTCAAAATTAACTTCGTCAAATTCGTCAATGACTGTGGTTGAGCCTGTGCCTTGTCCAACATGTACTTTTGTTTGTATACGCAATGGATCATGATTAGCAAACGTGTTGACACGCATTGTGCTTGAACTTGAAAAACTTACACTGCCATCAATAGTAATCTCTTGCCCGTCACCACTGATGCTATACTCTGCACTTGCACGGTTGTATACAATAACTGTATCACCATCAGCCGGTGCTGTGGTCATTGTAATAAATGCAACGCCTGCTGTTGCAGTGTAATCAATATTACGAACTGCATTAAGTGTTGTATTTGTGCTTTGTTGTATAACTGCAACACCAATATCGCCTGGATTAACAATTGTTGTTTCACCAGCAGTTGTTGAAATATTAAACTGCGTAGTTGATCCATCACCTGAATGATACTTGCTGTTTGCCGGACGCAATCTTACGCCATCGATTTCAACAATTGTATTTGCATCTAGTGGCTGTGCATAGTTTACAGTGTTAGTTAAACTGTAGGTATAAGTGCCTGCTGAGAGTGTTGTTGTTTGCAGTTTGTATTTGCTTGGTGCATCTCTACTTGTTGCTTGATTAAATGTAAACACATGAATTTGCGCATCTGCTGCTGGTGCAGTAGCAAATGTCATAGTAGTTTTTCCATCTGACGCTGCAAATACTGGACTAGTTTCTACACCATTAACAAACACAAGACTTTGTAAAACGTTACTAGGATCGTTAGCAAGGATGAATATCTCTTGTATTCCATCGCCCTCAAAAGTAAACTCGCCTACCATTTTTTCACCAGTTTGTCCGTATGCATAAACATGTAATATGTCTGTTACACTAAGCGGACTACTAAGCGTGATAGTTTTTGTTTTAAAGTTTGTTGTGAAATTGTATTCACGCACTGCGTTTCTGTAAACAATTAATGTATTGTAATCATCTGCACTCTTGTCTGTTCTTCCATAATTAAAATCTGTAACCACCCCAGTTGCATCAGTAAAACTGACATAGCGAATTTCCATTGCATTGCCATCACCTTCATAATCATGACTTGCGTGACTGTATACTTCCATGTCAAGTGTGTCATATACTCTGCCTGGTACTAGTTCTTCTGGAGCATGACTGTTATAGGTATCAACAAATCCAGCACCATCAATATTAATATCTTCTGGGCGTGTGCCTAGTGCTAGGTCTGTAAACAAACTAGTAATAGTAGTGTCAAGTCCTGCTAGAACTGCAAGTCCGTCACTGTCAATCTCAAAGTTATCAAACGCAATAACATCAAAGTTGCCACTGTCAAAGCCAGGGTCTTGGTCAAAGTTAGGACCATCAATTTTAGTACCTAAATATCCTGTTCCTTTTTGTAGTTGCTCTAAATCATCACCAATCATTCCATCGACTGGGTAGTAGTAAGCAGCAATTCTGTCTGCAGTATTTGTAAAATCCGCATCATCTTTAACTGTTAATACAGGAGTACCACTAGCGTTTTCTACACTGAATGTTGCACCACTTGTAAATGATACTACACAATCATATACTTCTTGTTTACCAATTACAGTATTTTGATAAGAAATTACATCTCCTGCTGTATATGCAGTGCTTGCTGCCCAATCTTTAACGCTACTTGTGTATGTAATACGGTCAAACTTAATAGTTGTATCAAAACTTCTTACTGTTGTGTTTACAAGTCTTGGACTTACTAGTATACCTGTTCCGCTGCCTGTGATAGTGATAGTTGGCTCCGCGGTATACCCGCTGCCTTTGTTTGTCATTGTAATACTAATAATAGAACTACCATTTGTCTTAGCGACTGCAACTGCTTGTACTCCACCTGCTAGTTGCGGTGCACTAATTGTTACTGTTGGATCAGTAATATACCCAGTGCCTGCACTTACAACCTGGATGCTGTTCAGAATATAACCATAGTTCTCACTCCAAGGCTTGTTAAGGCCTTGTGTTTGTAATATTTCATCTCCACTACGCTCGCCGCTTGGCTTACGGAAGTAGCGCAAACTTTCATCATAATAAGTATGCACATCAAAGTCTGTGGTATCACTTCCATATGTGTCCACCTTATCATACTTGCTTACATACTCACGAATCTTAGTTTTGTATGGTTTTACTTCGTTAATAAAGTCTTCAATGAAGTTTGTGTTATCAAACTTAAATGTATTGTACTGATCTAAACTACGAATCTTATGTGCAACTGTAATAAATGATGTCTTAAACAACCAGTCTTGACTAAAATTATTTTCGTTAAGTGCATACTCCATCAAGCGGAAGAACAGTTCGTTCATGTTAATTTCGTAATCACCAACAAATACATCTGTTTTTAATGCTTCAACAATCTGTCTTATCTCTTGTGCAGGCACTTTGTCAAATGCAGTAAAGTCAAATCCGTCATTATCAAAACCTGTTGCTTCAAAGTTGCTATTTGTTGTTGCAAAACTATACAGACTTGCGTTCAACTGCAGTGTGCCGCGTTCAATAATAACTTCATCCCAGCCTGTGTCGGTCTTAGCAAACATACTGAAGTTGCCTTCATCATTGCTGGTTACTTTAGCAATGTCGCCTGTCACTGCACTGGTAAGTGTAAGCAGGTCTGCTTCCAGTGTGACTTGATAAGCAGGCACTGTAGTTGCATCATAACCTGTTGCAAAATATGTTGCATAGTCCCAATAGTCTGATGTATTATAACCCTGAATATTTGATAACAGCCAACTCTTGTCTGCCTGCAATGTATAAATGGTCCAGTAATCACTTTGGTTTTCATCTTCTAGAACTAGTACTTTATATCCTGTGCTTAAGATAGCAGTGTTAAGGAAATCTCTTTCCTGACTTGAATCAACAGTGATGTTATATTCACCACTGTTAACTGTAGGAATATTCTCACTGCTTAGTAGTTTTGTCAGGCTTGAGTTTCTAGCAAATGGTGCTTTTACGAGAACACTGTTTGTATACTGTGTTAGAACTTTAAGTGCTGCGGCACGGTTAACAAACATGCCTTGACGCGGTTGTGTAAGTACTCCGTACTTTTCAACTTCACTTAGGAATGGATCCGGGACAGGATTTCCTACACTGTCACTACCTGCTAAACTGTCAACAAGTTTTGTATACATTCTTGCTGGGATATCCTGATCAGTATTACCTCTGCCATATAGCTCAAACTCGCTATGCAGTATGCCCTCGTTTTTAACAACGTCATAGTTAATGCTTAATACAACATCTTTGTCTGCAAAGTATTGTTTACAGTTAAAGAGCGCAACTGCATCTGTGTCTAAGAACGCAACGTGCGGTAAGCCTGCTGCTTTAGGATCTTCTATAAGACTACGCACACTGTCTGCACTGATAGTTCTAAACTCTGCATCACTAGGAACACTTGTAATGTCCTTAACCCAGAAGTAGTAGCGAGGCTGTGTGCTGTCTGTTTTACTTTCATATACATTTGCTATGTTAAACTGTGTAATATCTTTAACTGTGCCTTCGCCAGTATACTGACTTGGAGGAGTTGTGCTTTCAATCCATTCGTAAACATCAATGCTGCTTCCAGGAAATGCTTGCGCCCAATAGTTTGTGCGGAAATTAATATTACCCTGTTCTGCATTTAGATAATGCACAGTGCTTGTATCCCACCAGAGTCTATTTTTGTATTTGTAGTTCCAAAGATTGTTGTACATTGCAGGATCTGCATGACTTACATAACTAAGTTCTGCACTTGCTACCCCTGCAATCTTGCCTTTTGCTGGATCAATATAATCAAGGAAAACTTTAACTTCGCCGTCACGTTTGTTATAAAGTGCAACACGGTTAATTTGACTTACGTCAACTCTTGTGCCTTCACTGCGTAGTACATTCCAACTGCCTGCTCTTGTATTGTTGTTAAACTCATATACACTTCCACTATTGTTATAAGTTGTAGTGCCGCTGGTTGTTGTATCGTTAGGCGCACCGACAAATATTCTGTTGTCATTGTATACAACTGCGCTGCCAAATTGATCTAATTCAAGAATGTTTGTGCTTTTAAGTTGCTGACCGAACACCATCTTACTTGGGTCTACGATGGTTGGAGCATTTGGATTTAGTAATTCGTAGGCATATACTGCGCCACTTTGTGTACGTCTATCAGTAAATGTTGTACCGCTTTGATCAAACGTTGTTGTTGCACTAAGATAGTTTTCACTGTTTGTATTTGTTTCGATGTCAAAACCTGTTGCAAGCATTGTACTTGCTTTATCACTGGCAATAACAAGATTGCGTGTATCCGAATATGCGCTTGCACTATTATGAACATGTTTGTCAAATGCAACTTTTTCACCAAAGTTTTCATTTTCAAATGCCTGCGGATGACTAATTTTTTGTGTTAGTTTAAACGGATCAACAACTGCTCCACTTTGGAAACTTGTTCCCGTGCCTGGCATAACGCTTAGTTTATTGTAAAGTTCTGTATTGGTTGTTGTAATAACAAGTTGATCAGCACTGTTTTTACTTGCAGTTACACCTGGGATATTTGCTGCAATAATATCTGCTGCTAGGTCTGCAGGATCTGTGCTTGAACTACTTGCTGTTACTTCACGATCATCAATGAACAATGTGTGTCCGCTTGTAATGCTATAAGTACCACCTTGTTTACTAGTCACACTAGCATAGTTTTTGCCTGCGTCCTGTAGAATGAATACGCTGCCTGTGTTAGGATTTGTTTCATCTTCGCCAGGACTACCGATAGCAATAACACTGCCTTTAGTATCAATACCGACACTAATGCCAAACTGCTCTTCGCCATTGGTCTCATCATCCAGATCCAACTGATCAATCTGCTGCATCTGCGTAAATGTACCTGTGTACACTTGAATTATGTCACCTGCTGCAGGTGTAGTTTTGAAAGTTATAGTTTTACTTGCACGAGTATAAAATCCATCAGTTGATCCATCATTGTCCACTGGAACATCAGTATTATTTGTTTCAATTTGTAATACACCGTTTATTTCAACGTAAATTTTTGTTTGCAATGTGTTAGTTGTTGTAAATGCTTTTGCTGTGCCATCCGCAATAAACTTCTCAACATACTGCGCATAAAGATATGCTTCACCACTGTTTGCTTTGGCACTAATAGTTGCATTTGGCGCACCAACAATTACTCGTTTACCTGTGTAATCACAATCAATGCTGTGTCCAAAGGCACCACTGCCTGCTGTGTAATTACCAATTTCTCTGAAGTAATCCTGTTGTCTTACAACAACTTGTAGTGTGTTTGCTGGCGCACTACCAAATGTTATTACAGCACCACTTAGTGTAAAGTCTTTTGTTGGCAAATATACTTTGCCATTGCCATCCACAACATTAAGTGCAGAAATATTGACTGGTGTAAAGTCTAGTGTAAACCCAGTAGCACTTCCATTTCCAGTAAGAGTAAATGTTCTTTCATTTGCAGCAACTAGATCAATAAGCGTATATACATATATTTTATTATCGCCTGGTGCACCAATAAACAAATATCTGCCATTGCCGCTCATTGCCATACTAAAACCAAATTTGTGACTAGAACCTAGTCCGCTTGGACGTATTGCTGGTCTGCGGTTAAATGTTCCTATGCTGTCTATGTAATAAGGGAACGCAGCACCTTTGCCACTCTCTGTATCAGGAGCACCTACGATTGCATAGTCTGTAGCAATTGCTAGACTAGCACCAAAACTATCCAAACTGTCGCCGATTGTTGCTGCACTTATGTTATTACCTTCAAGAAGTATGCCGCTTTCACTGCGCACATAGGGCACAATAGTGCCGCTTCCGTTTGCAGGAGCACCTACAAGTGCTAGTGTACTTGCACTATTAATAGCAATGCTGTTACCATATAGGTCATCTGCATTAATAGGACTTGCTTCTTTAACACCAGTTGTTGTCCACGGGCGAGCATTTTGTAGCACTTGCCAATCGCCGTCATTATCCTTGTCTATCCAAACTAGTTCTTTACTGTCCCATCCACTTACAGGTGTGTATGTACTAAGATCACTTGGTTGTGCAAAACGTACACTACTAAGTTTATACATTGGAATACGCACATCCTGTATGTCTACTTCTGTATTTGCATCTACAACTGTAAACTTGTTTGGACTACTAACTTCATAAATTTTAGCAACTTTGCCAATTGGTTGTGCTGCGCGGACAATAACATAGTCGTCTGCTACAAGTCCATGATTACGATCTGTGGTGTATATTAAGTAGCCGTTTCCTGTGCTTTCAACACTGATCACTGTGCTTAGTGTTTCATCAATTCTACGCATACCCCAGGTATTTGTAGCATCAGTTGCAACCCAAATCTTTTTACCTTTACCAAGTTCGTCAATGCGTGAACTTAGTGCTTCCAGATCATCATTGCTAAACACTGTAAAGTCAACATCATCTAATCTTGCGTAACCTGCACTGTCTAAATCATTCAGTGTTAAACTGCTTGAATTTCTTGTAGCAAATACACTGCCAGTATAGTTGTTAGGTGTTTTATAAAGATCTTTTTCCTGCACATGGTAATGACCAAGAGTGTCTGGTTTTGACTCTCCATCAGCATGATAGTGCAAAACAAACGGATTGTTTGTTGCTTGATCTTCTGGTATGATTGTTTCAATAATTTGATTACTATCAATACTGCCAAACTCTCCAACACGGAAAGCCCACTCTTCAAAGTAGTCAATGCTTTGATCCAAATTGGAAAGTTCTGCATCAATAAGTTTGTTAATTGCTGCACCAGTGCCTTTTTGCTTTAGCATGCCCTGGTAGAATTTTACTTGACTAACATCGTCCAGCCCCAATCCTTGCAAATAATCTTTGTTATTAAATCCAATAGTACCTTTGCCTAGTTTGTCAACTCCATCTTCTAGATTTAAGTTGTCAATTTCAAAGAAGTTTTTGAAACTGTTTGCTTTGTTAGTTAAATTCTTAACAAGTCCAGTTGTAATATTATCTGCAACTGTCCAGTCGTTGTAGTCAAATATTGCACTAGCATCAACACTATATTTTGCTACATAGTTTTTACCTTGATAACTTACAATGTCACCTTTTTTGTAATCTGTATAGGTAAGCCAAATATTAATCTTATCTTCATTAATAAAGAAGCCTGGTGCATGCAGTGTACCATTCCAATCTCCGCTCTTTGCGCCAATTAGTTTTAGTCTGCTATGTCTGTTGCCAAGCTCTGGCTGAAAGATGACATCATTAAAGATTGTTGTATTATTAAACACAAGAACATGTTCGTATTGAATAGGATCAATTTGCACACTATATAGTTGCGTATTATCTGTGTCAACTCTAATTTCCGTCACATTATCGATTCTACTCACATCGTAATATTTTGGATTAATGATACTACCGTTTGCATCTTTTAGTGCGCCGCCATTCGTTAGATCATCTGCAGTCGCATACGCTCTATTAACTGTTAGCAGATCACTGAACGGGCTTACCACAATTACACTATCAACTGTCCATTTTTGATTTGTCCAGAATGCAAATTCTTTCCCTGAACTTACAAAATCGTTCTTTTCACCTGTACCAGTTGTTCCATCAAATACAAAGCCTCGACTCTGCAAATATCTTTGATAACTTACTAGGAAATCAAACACCTGTTGTTTGTTTGTGATAACTGTGCCGTACGGAATGTTTACTATCTTATTGTCAAAGTCGGTGTATTCAAAGTAAACGTCTTCGCCTACAACAACACGATTAGGTTCTGTACCAGTTGAACTTGGAACAATCTTAAAGAATGGATTTTCAATATCATAACCCTGTATTTCATAACCGTCACTGCGCTGAATAATCTGCACACCACTGTATACTACACGCTCTAGTGGCAAACTCTTTTTAGTATAGACACTTAAATCTTCATCAGGTATGAAGATGTTTTCACTTTGGCTGCTAGGTGTTACACTTTCTGCAACAACTTTGAGAAACTTTTTATCAGTGAAGCCAGCCATACCGTAGCACAAGTTAAGCTCTAGGTTATTAATCTTTGTAATTTCATCATCAATACTATAGCCATTGAACCTAATGAACTCACTGATAAACTGGTTATAACCTTCAACTCTAAGTATGTCACTGTTGCCATTACTTTGTCCGTGCATTTTATAGTCAGCAATGCTAGGTCTATAACTCTTATTCTTTTGCAATATCTGATCGTATTGTGTATTGTTTTCATACATGTTTGTATCAAACATTAGTGTACCATACATTGCAGGTTTAATTGTACTAGCTAGAATTTGTAACACAAACGGATATTCGCTACTGCGTCTCCATGCTGTTTCTGCTGGGCTACCATCACTGTATACCCAGTCGTCGTCTACATTTGTTTGGTATGCATCTTGCACCAAGAAATCTTTTGGTGCTTTCAAGTTTCCTTGTTCATCAACTGGAATAATGCTTAGTAGAGCTGGACGTTGACGTCTTGTTTCAGTAGTGTATGTTGTACTTGATGTATCACTATATAACTTGCCGTCTCGAAGATCTTCCCAAAGCACAGTGTTACCCGCTGTATAAGGTGCTACACCATAACGTGCATCCCACCAGTTTGGCTTATCACTAAGTCCTAGCATTTCCCAAGGTGTAGTATGAGGTGTATCTGTATCATAGAACCAACGATATATATTACGCCAGTATCCAGGAAGTCTTGTCTTAGTTATTTTTTCAACGCTATTACGATAATTCCATGTAAAGCCATTGTTAGCATCAACAGTTGTGTTAGGTGCTGTCTTTACTTTATTGCGCAGTGCCCACTCGCCGTAGTAACTGCGACTAATGTTATTTGATTCGCTGAGATCAGAAAGTGTGCTACGGAAGTAACCTGGAACAACATCTGCATAATCAAACAAATCTTTGCTGTACTGTGTCTTAATGTTATTGTAGATGCGTTTTTCTAGTTCTAGTAAAACATTGTCTCTTATATCGCCCCAGCCAACCCAAATGCTGCCGTCATGTCCTTCTACAACTGTTTTAGGTGTAGCGTATGTCGAGTCTGTGAAGATAGCAGGTGTAAACTTGTACCACAATCCCATTTTACTTGGCGTTGGTGGAACAAAACTGCCGTTAGTTTCTGTGTATTCTACAATAGTAACTTTGTCATCTACGTTCAATCCAACTGTTGCGACACCAAGATTAGTTGTTGTAAGTGTTACTTTTGCTTCTACTGTATCGAATGCATAGTCTTTGCCTTCAACAAGAAGATCAGCAACACCAGTACTAACAGGTGTGTGATAAACTAGCACTCCTTGGTTACTGATTGCAGTTAAGTCAAACTGTGTGTTAAATTCAAATTCTGTTTCTGTAGCGTCATCAATGGTATAAACCAGCTGTGACTTTTGTGTGCCCCATGGTAGCATATCACTGTAGTAGAAAGGAAACGCACTGGTTTTCTTTCCTGCCATGTGTGTTAAAATATCATCTACACATTTACTAGGATTTGTTAAATCTAAATCTAGTTTATTAATGTTGTCAATGAACTTGTTTTTAAACTTTGTATATTCATTTTTAACATACTTGATACTATCAATTGTATTTGCTGTTTTATTAGTTAGTGCATACATAGGCAGTATCATGCCTGCACTGTGCTGCAAAATATTACCATGATATGCTCTGTAGTTCACATCACGAATATTACTCTTACCAGGAGCAACGCCTGCAAATGTCTTAATTTGCTGACTTATGTCAAGAGTGTGATTACGCATTTGTCCCAGTGTAAGTGTATCAAATGTTGCATTACCTGCATTACGTTCTAGATTATCTGGAACTTCATAGAAACTATCTATTGCTTTAGTATTACTAACAAACTTGATAGTTACAACATCATTTACAGCCAGTGCAGTTGTGAATACAACATACTCTCTTTCATACTGAACAAGATGTGTATATTCACTAGGATATTTAAACTTGCCATTTACAAATACTTGCAAGGGTTGCCTAACTTTAGTTGTATCAACACTTGCGCCAATTTCAAAACTATAAAGTTCATTTATTACATCATAACTTACAACTTGGTATTGTGTGCTATGTTCAACTGTTTTAGTCCAGCCGTTATATAGTACTCTGTTACCCGCGATGTCAAATTGGTGTGCATGTCCACTGCGCACAATAACATTGGTATTGCCTGTGCTTTTTGTATACTGGAACTTGTCACTATCAAAATTATTGTCAAAAACAATATCACCCAGTGTGTTAAAGTTTCTATAGGTTAGTCCGAAGTTTAAAACTGTGTCCGGATTTGCGTTATTATTGCGCTTGTAACTGAATAACTTACTTCCAACAAAATTACTACTTGGATACTTTGTTGTATCACTAAAACTTGTATGATCCGGATCAAAGACGTCAAACAATGGGTCTTGGTTAAGTGCTGTCTTCTGCTGTGCTTGTGTCCATGTAGTGCCGTTTAGCCAATATTGTTTACCTTGATTGTTTGAACCTAGTGTACTTAACACGCAGTTGCCATCAACTACTGTGCCTATAGCAACTAGATTGATAATTTCACTAGTTGTTGCGTCACTGTCTTGGTCAATTATGTCTACACGATAAATTTTATTTCTAGTATCTGCATCTGTGTCTGCGCTAAAAATAACTGTGTTATCTTGTTGTAAATCAATACCATCAGCAAAGTAACCCAATGTGCCATTAACATTGCTTAGTGCATCTACTTGTGTTGTATCCACTACTGTTACTGGAGTAACACTGCTTGTTCCCATGTTGAACAGTTCTAGTCCACTGTGGAATTCTACGATAGGACGCTTTGCTCTTGCAGCATCATCAATATCTGCAGTGAAGCTGTTATACGTTGCAGTTGCTTCAATAACTTCTCTGTGGAACCAACGGTTGCCGCGACTCCACGCATTTCTGTCTGAACTACTGCGATTAACAACAATATAATCCTGATCTATAGGAGCATTTAGTGTGCCATCCCAGCCGCCTGCATCGTATGCTACAGTATCGAATCCATCACTAGTACTGTTAGTATAAGTTTCCGGAGTAAGCATTTCATCTACAGGTGTAAGTGTAATACCCTGAGGTTGACCTACACCTTCAACAAAATATTCTCTGTCTGCATAGGTGCTTGGTGTGATGTCGCTGTTGAATTCAACTTTTAAACCGTTAGTAAACTTAACGCTGTTAGCACTAGTAAAAGTTTGTTTACCTAGTATATCATTTTCAACATCAATTGCTGGAACCACGTCAACATCTACAAGTTGAATTTTGCCAAACTGCGTTGCGTTTGTGCCGTCTTGATAATAAAGTGTGTCTAGTCCAGCAGTGTAAGGTTGGATTAGTTCAGGCAATCCGCTTGCATCTTTGTAGAACTCTCTGTTACCGTATGCATCGCCTTGCTTAATTTTTACTTTTTGTCCTGTGGGCCAGTCTGTGCTGCGAGTAAGTTGAATTGTATCTACGCCGCCAATATTATTGACTGCAATGTCATATACATCATAGCGTGTTGCGACAGGAAGTGTAGTTGTCTCATCCCAAGGATTGTCAGGATCATCAAATCCGTATCCATCAAATGGCTGACCTGCATCCCAGGCTGTTTCGTCTGTAGTTGTATTCACAAATACTAAACTCTTGCCAGCAATTATTGTTTGCACATCAATGCCGCCATGCTCTGCAATGAATGCACTATAAGGAACATTGTGTATTTGTTTGTAGGTCAGCGTTGTAGCAAAGTCTGGATTTGCTGCTTGGGTTGTATTAATCTTATCATTTTGCGCATCTGTTTCTGGAACATTAAATGTAATGGTACCATTATCGTCACCATTATTTGTGACGCCAAGTACTTCACGAGTACTTACGTTGCTACCATAATTGCTTATGCCACTAGTGCCCGTTTCAGTTTGTATCCAGAAAGGCGTGCCTGTTTGCTGCACAGCAAATGTATAACTGCCGCCTCTTGCAAGAGTAATAGTTGGGTTAGCATTGTCACTACCATCGACGCTGTATTCATCTACTGCGGCGACTGTGCGGCGTGTTATTGTGAAATCACGTTCAGTGTCTACTGTGCTATTAAACACCTGCACACTGTCAGGACCTGCAGGCAACCAAAAGTATTCACCATAGTTTACAAGTTTATCTAAATCAACAAATCCACTGTAGTTGTAGTACTCTTGATCAAACAAATCACTGTGTGTGTCGACACTAACGTTGTTATAGCGTAATTGATTTATAAAATCAGTATAACCAGTTAGACTTTCAATTTGCTTGCTAGGACTACGATATACTACTGCAGGCTCTAGCTGATAATTTTGTCTATCTGCATCAATTTCTTGCACATAGCTATCGCCTACTGTAAAATTAGGAGCAAACTTACGTCCGATAAAACTGTTAACACGCTGTAAATTAGGTTCACTAACTAGTTGGTCAACCGTAGCGTTTAGAAACTTGTTGTTCTTTGTAGTTTGGAATATAGTAGGTAGTAGTACCTGACTTTTACGAAGTGCCATTAGTATCCATATCCTCCGCCGCTACTGCCACTACTAGAGCTGCTGGAACTGCTTGAGCCACTGCTACTACTTGAACCTGTAGTTGTAGATGTGACTGTGTTTGTTGCTGTATTTACTGTTGTGCTGGCACCGCTTGCACTTGCACTTTCTGCAGCGAGATTCGTTGATGTAGTGTTAACAACATTACCGCTTGCTTGTAAACTGTTTGCTGTAATAACGTCGATAACTTCAATGTCATTCACTGTTGCTGCACTAATTAAAATTTCATCTCGCTGACTCTGAATTTGGAATAAACTTCCAAAGTTGCTAGTTGCTAGTTTAGGAACAATAACAATACTAAGCACATCTGGACTAAGCATTGAGTACAAATAAGCAGCAAGTTCACTAAAGAAGAAGCTATCACCAAAGTCCCAGTTTTCAATAGCAAAGTAATCATTGATGGCTGCAACTGTGCGCTCTTTTATTTCACTATCACTAATAAGTGTGCTGGTGTTTTTAACTACTTTAAATGTTGCTTGCAATTCTTCATCTGCCTTGTCGCCAAATAGAGGTCTGTAACTGATACTGTTAAAAATAATAGTGTCACTTACACTTTTATACTGTTCTAAACTACCAAACTGATCACGCAGTTCGTTTGTAGTTGGCTTTACTGGTTTTGTTATGCTTCCAGTAATATCAGTTACATAGTTTCTATAATCATTGTTATACTGGCTTGTGAGCAAGAATAAATCTACAATGTTACTTGGACTTGGATCAATACGTCTATTGTTTGGACTGTTGTGTGTATACTGGAACAACAAGTCATCGCGTCCTGTGCGCTTGACATAATCAGTAGTTTGTGCTATACTTTTTATATTAGAACCACTTACACTTAAAATGTAAAACTTGTCATCTGTGCTTGCATAGAATATTTGTCCACTAGAGAACTGTGCAATAACTTCATTGATTGCTGCTTGTGTTGCATAGCGTTGTTCGATAGTTGTAGTTGTAACAGGAGTATATGTTAAGTAGCCGCCGGCACTTGTACTGGTCTGATAAAACACAACTTTAGTTGCTGGGCTTGTAAGTGGTGCCACAACAATATCAAACACTTCTGGATTATCAACTACACCGTCACTGTCAACATCAGGGAATGTTACTTTAATTCTGTTTGTTAGTGTATAACCATCTGTTTCTGTGATTACATCATCAATCTGCATTGCATAGTCAACTGCTAGACTGCTAACACTGTCAGGTAAACTATTTACTTTTAAGATATTAACTTTGTCTTTAATTGTTTTGCCTGTGCGAGGATCAAATATTTTTAGATCATTGTCAAAATAGAAACGTGTCTCTAGTTTACTTTCAAATATATAACTTGTGCTGCGGAAGTCAACAGTATATGTTGATCCATCATTAGTAAATTTAAAGAACCAACTGTTGTCCAAACTAACATTACTTGTGTTGCCTGCATATACTAAACTAAATGTAGTTGTCTGATCTAAATCCAAAGCATCAATAATTGTCCAGGCTTGTGTGTCTCTGTCATAGCGTAAACCAAAAGTCTTAAAATCGCCAATTGCTTGAATAATGCTGTTTCTTACTGTGCTATCAATTGCAGTATTCCACGGTGCAATAACTTTATCCAACACTGCATCCTGAGGAATAACTTCACTGAGAGTAACTGGTCCAACACCTGTTTCTAAATTACCAACACCTTGGTTAGTACCATCAGTGACTACTGCACTTATACTAGCCCAGATATAATCTCTGGTATTAATTGTACCACTTGTGCCTGTAATTAGATTGTTGTTAATGTCAAATACTTTACCACTTGGCGCAGTAAACTTTAGCAGTGCGCCTACTTTTACATATTTCAAATTACTGGTTGCAAAACTGCCGATTTTTAGAGGACTATTCACATCGTTTTTAAAGTAACCTGTTACTGTACCACTGCTAGTCGTTGCTAAATTCCAACTAGCAGTAAGTCCTGTCACATCAATACCTCCGTAGTTTTTAAGATAATAATGCAAACTTTCGTTTTTAAGAATATTCTTTTCTACTTGCTGGCTTAAAGTATTACTAATATCGCTGTCTGTAATAAATGTGAATTGGAACTGTTGTAGATCTTCTGTACGATAGAAAATTCCATCTTCTGCAACAATGTTTGTGCTACTATACTTTCCTGTTGTATCACGCACATCCAAATATCGGCTAATGCCACTAGCAGTTCTGTTAATTGCTTTTGACTTGATAACATTGCTAAACTTTGTGTAAGGGAGGATTTGATAATCCTCACCTGTAATCATACGATCCTGTGTGTAATACTGTTGCTGTGCTTTTAATTTAACGTCACGTAGATTTTCTCTGCCGCTTGCATTAGCAACAGTGCTTTGTAAACTTAGGTTTACTGTCAAATTTTCAATTTGATTACTGTGACTGATATACGGAATTACAATTTGCAAGTTTTGCATATCATCAGGACTGATCTTATATGTTGTCCCAGCACCTGTACGGAAATACACACGGAAGTTACCAACTGGGATATTTGAGAAAACATCATCGCCAAACACCAAACTGATCTGATCGTTTGCACGGCTACGCACAGTGAACAAGTTCTTATTGTTTGCACTTAAACTGTTATAGATAACATTGTTACCACTGATTGCTGGTACTTTATCCCAGCGTGTAGTTTCTCTACCTTGATCGTCTACTTGATACAACCAAACATCATTGTTGTCAACATTATTAATGTCTAGTTCTACTGTGCGGTTAGGTAGTTTCTCAGCAATACTAAAGTCTGCACTTTGCAAGTTACCTTGTTTAAAGTAAAAGAAAAATCCGTTGTTAGCACTGTTAAAGCCTCTGTTATCATTACGATAGAGAATGTTTGTTGTGCTACTAGGTTGAGGTGCTACTTCATATAAAAAGTCTGTGCCACTATAGGTTCCTTTGACAAGTTCAAAGTCTAGATTCTGTGCTCCTACATCGCTTCTAAAATCATAAATTGGAACAGTGCCAGGATTTAGTTTCAATTGATATTCTTCAATGTTTATACCACCGACTGTGGTTTTTAGACCTGGGTTGCCAAACTGTTGTGTGCTGACCATACTTGAGTTAAGAATTGTAGTAAACTGCTCTAAAAAGTCGCTGTTTGTTGGATCACCCCAACTAATTTCCGTGTCACGAAGGCTGTTTCCGTTGCTGTCAGTGATTGCTTCTGTTGTTTCTACGCTTACTACCTTAAGTAAACCACGTGCAATCTGCTGACGCTTTGGATAATAGTTAAGCATGCGAGCCAAGCGTAGTATGCTGTCTCTGCGTTCTGCTGTTTCTAGGAAGTTTTCTCTGGCATTTAAGTCTGCACGGAAACTAAGGCTTTGTCCTAGAAATGCAATCAAATCAATCAGTGCAACATATTCACTTGATTCGATAAAGTCGTTGAAATCTTCTGGGTAATATGTACGAAGGTAATCCACCATACTCTTACGAATGGTTTCATAGTCGTAGCTCTGAAAATCTGCTTCACGGAAGGTCTCGTAGACTTTCTTCCAGTCTTCAGCAGCAAATAAATTTGATTGTCTTGTACTAGCAGCCATGTTTTAATATTCCTATCTTATGCAGTATTTATTTGCGGAATAAAGTAGGTATATTATATTGCAGCGTTGTCTGGTCTATCAAAGCGTACTACAAGGTTTTCTACTTGATTGTCGAGTACATACCTAACAGACATTTCGATTTGTAGTCCGTTTTCATATTCGTCTAGTGTAATACCTTCGCTGCGCACTCTGGGATCATTTTCAATAACAGCATTTACTTCTTGTATCACAATCGCTTTGGTTTCTTCTGTCAGAGGATCCATGATTAAATCACGCAAACTAGTGCCAAATTCGCCATTCATAAGTTTTTCACCTTTGCGAATAGCAAAGTGATTGAGTAAATCTCGTTTAATTAAATCAGTATCAGTTAACTTTGAACTACTAAAGTTATTGTTTACTGTACTGAATCCTTTGTATGTTGCTATAGCCATAATGTATTTACTCCGCAGGGTTCGCTTTATCAACACCTGCATATATCTGTAGTATTGATTCGTTTAGTTGTTTTTGTTGGTCAGGTGAAAGTTGTGCTTGCTTACTGAACATTTCCAAGTGTTTTTGTGCGGCTTCGCTGTTAGACTGTGCCACTCCTTGTTTTGGTTCAACTTCACGCTTTACTGTGTCTGATCTAATTTGATCTACACGCCTCGCCGCGGCGGCGCCAGTCTGCATATTTTGTTTTACAATACTAGCAATGTCTTCACCACTTGGAATATTTGTAGTGTTAGGCAACACTCCTTCTATGCTACTAAATCCTTGTCTAACTTGTGCAACAATTTCAGGAGATGCCGAATTACTTGCAGTTAACATACTCATAATTTCTTGTTTGCCGTCACCAAGTTTAATTGCACCGCTGTTTACCATTGTTTGGTAATCATCTGCTACCACTGCTTGCTGTAAACTTTCTTGTAATCCAGAGTTACCAAGGAATCTATTTAGGCTAGATGCACCTCCTTTGCCTGTCCATACACTACTATCACTTAGTTGATCGTTAAACACCGCTTCAGGGCGCACAAAGCCTTGCTTTTTTAATTGGTCAACATTGACACCAAATTTGCCAACACTTTTTGTTACACTGTCTATAAATGCTGGATTATTCAAACTTCCTGCTTGCTGCACAACTGCAGCATTAAGTCCTTGTACATCAAAACTATCCAATGCTCCGACACTAAATCCTGTGTTTACTTGCTTGACCATATCTGTAACAGGAAACTTATTGAGTGCAGGACTGCTTAACACTGATCCAAGTTGATCTTGTATCTGCGGAAGTACTTTATTAAACTCACCAACTGCACCTGGCAGTTGTGCTTGTAGTTGACCTGCCATTCCTGTGATCTTTCCGCTAAAGTCTTTAGTAAAGCTATCTAAATCTGCACCAGCTAGTGGACCGGCTGCGCCTGCAAATTGACTAGTAAGATCACCCACTGGTAAGTTACTAGTGATGTTTTCAAAACTTCCAGTAACAGCTGGTAAAGCACCACCGAGAGCACCAGGACTTAACCCGGGTACAGAAATAGGCAGTGATACAGCCGAAGAAAGAATACTAAATCCGCCTGTAGGTGACCCGCCGCCGCCTGCAAGTCCCCCGCTGTACGGAGTGGCAATGTTTGCAGAGCCGTGTCCTATAAAAGGTTCGTGCATAGTAAGTCTATCAATACTAGTACTAAGCATTTGTTCTTCGTCTAGTATAAATTGGTTACTTGCAGGATCATATGTAGTATCTTCTTTTTGTCCAGCCGTAATTTTTTTTGCTTGCTTTGCTTGTGTTCTTGGTCCTTGAAGCAGTACCATTGCACCTGCTACACTGATATTGCCGCCGGCATTGTAATAACTTGCACCTGTGCTTGTAGCAAATATTTCACTGCTTGAATGCAAATGCAAATTCTTTTTTCCGTTTATACCAATTTCACCTTCACTAAATGCTGTAAGTTCTTGCTTGCCTTCAAGAGCAAGTTGTTTTTCACTTACTATTTGTGTGTAACCTTTGCTGTGAAATTTAATGTTTTGGTCAGCATGAAAGTTAATATTTGTGCTTCGAAAGTTAATACTATCTTGTGCATACACATCCATTGTGCCATTGTTGCTTAGTTCAATCCAAACACTGCCTGTGCTATTGCCTACATAGATTACACCTTCACTGTCATTTAATAAAAGTTGATGTCCTGAGCTTGTACGCAAACGAACTTGATTGCTGTTTCCATCAATGTCCCCATCATCAAGTGTTACGCTATGCCCTTTACGTCTATTAGGACCTAATAGTCCATCAATTACATTTTTGTCTGCAGTGTCAGGATTTTTTACCTGTTCGCTGTAGGTTGTTAAAAAGTCAGTGCCTTGTGCAGTAATGCGTCTGCCTTTTGAACTAATACCAATAAGTTCGCTAGGCGATTCTCTCATATATCCGCTGTTGTTTATACCTCTTACACTGTCAGCATCTAATCCTTGTTGTATCAAATATCCTTGTGTGAAAAAATCGGTAGGCCTTGGTTCTTTTCTAAAATTATCAACTTTTTTAGAACTGTGTTCTCCGTTAGGATTATCATTAAATTCACCGCCGGCTTCACCGTCAGCGTTTCTTGTTGATTCAGGAACTGCTTGCAGCATAAATGTGTCAGGCACACAAGCAAAATAATAACCTTCGGCATTCTTACCATCAGCAAAAACACATAGCACTGTGGTTCCTAGATCCGGCGGTGGAGTGATAATGCCACTACTAACTTTTGTGCTTAGGTATGTGTTAAGAGGTCCTTGGCTATCTGCTCTACTATAAAAAGGACTACAGTAGCGTACTGTGCGCCATTGCGACTTATCGTTTGGGTTTGTACTATATGTAGGAATCCAAACTTTAATTACACCCATGTGTGCACCGTGTACATTTGCTTTGACAATACCAGTAACAATACCGCGTTCTTCTCTAACGCCTGTTAGGTTAGCAGTGTTATAATTCGGATCGCCGCCTCTGGTTCCAGTTCTTGAAATATCTATTGCCATTGATTATATTGCTCCATCTGGGTATGCTGTATATCTAGTTGCCCAAGCCTCACTTTGATCTGGGTTATTGTCTGTTATTGTGTCTACTGATCTATCCTGTTGATCTCTTGCTATTTGTTGTGTTCTAGCGTTGTTAACAGTTGAGCTTGTATAAACTTCTTCATATTCGACGCCAGCGTTTCTATCCTCCTCAAATGGATTAATAACTCTCGCAACACCACTGTCAGTCTTAGGCTTAGTATTAAACTCTCCTAGTAAATCGCCTCCGGCAAATGTATTTGCTGCTTCTTTTGCAAATCTGTTGCGCTCTAAACCAGCAGTTTGTGCCTCACTTCTAGCAACTCCGTTTGCTGTAGGCTGTAACATAGCACGAAATCCGTTTAGTCTTTGTTCAAATCTGCCGCCACTAAATGTGCTATCTACACTTGTCACTTGATACACACCACTAAAACTACTGTTTCCATATCTACTAGGATTAGCAAGTCCGCTGTTTTCATCATAATCAACTGGTGTTCTGAGATTTACTCTAATAAAAGGAGGTGTTAAGTTATAATTTATAGTACCGTCGGGCATAAATGATTCTGTGTATTGCTGTCCTTGTCTTACTTTGTCTTGCCAAAATGCATCACTGGTAGGTATAAATGCAGGATCTCCTACAATTTGTAAATTTAAATCGATCATATCCACGCCATCACTCATTACACTACTAAACAAGTCTTTTGCTCTTGCTCTTTTTAAGTTGTCTTGAGTGTTAATAGTGTTTCCTTCAATACTTTGTGGCAGCTCTTTTACCACTCCTGCAAAGTTTTCGTCAGCAGTTTTATTTCCAAAAGGAGCACCGGTACCGGCAGTCATCACTTGTATGAATGCAGTTCTAAATTTAAGATCAAAATCTAACACTTCTGTGTTTGTTCCGCTAAAGAGATAATCGTAATTCTTATGTACTCCAACGCCAGTTGGCTTGCTCTTTTTAGCCCATGGAAAATCACTGTAATATATTTTGTTTTTTTCAACTGCATGTGTGATAAGATATTTGTATCTGCCATCTTTGTTATCCATGCCGCCGCCGACACTTTCTGCACTTTCAATCACAGGTCTAATCTTAAACCAGTTTATGCCTCCGCCTTCACTAACTTGCGAACTAGGATTTTCAACAATATTTGCATCCATATAATCACTGTGCAGTATAACAAGATTTAAAAGTTTTGTAATAGATGTGCCGGCATTAATCTTGAATGTTTGTGTTTCTTTGTCTAGTGTTATTCCTTGTCCTATACCTCTTACATAGGCATCAAATTGACGTTTATCACCTTTGGTTTTACTGTCATCTTTTTCTTTTGCTTCTTCTGTAGGTGCAGGAGTATTAAGTGCATCATACAACTCACTAAGATTTAGTTTAGCTTCTGCAATTTCACCTGCAATTAAAAATTTGTAACTATCATATTTTTCTGCAGCAGGCGGTACTGGTTTTTCAACTACTTCAAAGTTTTTCTCTGTTAATGCTGTGCTTTGTAGTGTGCGCTTACGCTGGTAGTTTGTTAAAATTTCACCTAAATTTTTTGCTTTGGATTTTTTCTTTTTCTTTACAATTCTTTCTTGAGTAGTAGTTTCCTGAGCTCTTACTCTTACAGTTTCAGTTGTCTGAACTGTTTCTTCTACTATTACACCTGCGCTAAAAATATCACCAACAGTGCTTGCTTGAAGTTCTATATTAAATGGTATAGTGCCCATTATGCTTCCCATTGCATGATTTGCAAAAGGTATTGCTTGACACTTATATTGTGTTCCGCTTGCATTTACATCAAATTGCATGTCAATTAATCTAATTGGAATATACTTGGGTGTACTTGATGCTGGCATTGGTGTGCCATTTTCATCGTAACCTTTGAATGTTATTTCTAGCAGATACGGAGCATGGATGTATTTTTCTCTTGTACTTGCCATAACTGATCCTGCTACTCTTTGCAATCTTTCTAGCAATGTAACACCACGTGGCTCTGTGATTGTAAATCTAATATCAGTCGCATTTGTGTTTGCTTTGAACTTGCTAGGACCAACTGCAACGTTAGATATCTCAAGATCATCTATGAAAAAATCATTACTAAAATCTGTGCCGCCTCCATCAAATCCTACTCCGCCACTGCGCATCAACAAGTAACTGTTAGGAGGGCTTAGTGCATCTTGAGGAAGTCTAGGCTGTGTAAGCAAATTAACATAGCTCTTACTGTTCATCATGTATAGTGCAATATTATAAGTGACACTTGAAAAACGGTTAAGTTCGTTTTTGCGAGGATTGATTTGAATCTTACTCAAATCTTCCATGAAAGGTCCTTGATTTATGGAAGTAGCAGGTTTAGAATCTGCAATTTTAGTTTTAGTTCTTGCACTTGCATTTAATCCAATTGGCGGACCTGTTACACTGTCATCATCAGTTACATAGCTAGAGCCAGTTTCAAAGTCGCCTTCTTCGACATAGTCGTCCTCCGGGGCGTCTTGATTTACACTACTATTGTTACTACCTCTTTCCTGTAGATAAAGATTTTGTGTTCTGTTATATTCTGTACTGCCTGGTGTAAATTGTATTCTTTGAAGTTTTCCACTAGGACTAAGTTGAACATCAACGTCGCCCGGTGATATTGCAGGCACAGTAAGTGTCTCAGCGTTAGTAACACGAATAGGATCAGCCTGCAGCGGTTCGTAGAGTGAAAAATCCTCTGGTGATGGATTATTTTGTCTGTTTTTGAAATAATCTGGTGGCGGCATATTAAATTCCTAATGCTGTTTCTACTATATCCTTTTTAGGAATGTAAAATTTTACACCTGCACGAAAATCCCAAACAGGATCTTCAAATGCATTTGGATTACGAGCTTGGAACACCCACCATAGATTACTGTTCCCGTACAAATCAAACGCAAGTAGATCAGGTCTGTGTTGGTGCACCAGTGTTAATGTATGTAACACATCATCTCTGAATGCTGGCACACGCCTCGGAGTCAATACATCTAAGTAATATCCATACTGTGATGTATTTGCATACGGGCTATCATTGCGATACTCTGCCATTATAGAAATCCTCCGCCTTTGCCTGGGTTACCAATTAAATCGCCTCTGGCAAATCCTTGTAAACTAAAGTTACTAATTTGGTCCTTGCTGTATATTGGTAGCAACGACATTGTAACAGGCAAGTAAGTTGGGATCATTGTTTTTGTTGCTGCATCCGGAGATGACGCTAACGGCACTTCAATCATATCTCTGTCAGCTGGCATAATTTCTGTAAATTGTTGTAGTACAACAGGAACACTGTTGTAATTATGTGGGCCATAACCGCTGAGTCTAAGAACTGGTGGAGGTGTGCCTCTTAGAGGATCAGCACCATAAAACATTTTGTAAGCACTGCGCAAAAAATGAAGCACTGCAAATACATATCGTGCTTCGTCTGCTGTGTTGGCTGTGAAATATCCATCAACAGTGATAGTATCTACACTGCTTGCATTATAACTATGCTGCATATGATTACTGTGTGCAGGATGCACTGCAGAATATTGCGCACTGTGACTTACGCTGATTGATGGTGTATAAGGAAATAATATACCGTCTGTGTCAACTAATGGCCCGAGTAACTTATTGTTTGGGTCTTTGTAAAGCAAAGGGCCACTTGATGGGCTCATACTCAATCTAACACGGATATCCCCATCTCTAAACACAGTAGCAGCGACATCGCTGAACCCTGGAATATTTGCACCTGCAAAATTTAGTCCTGCTTGAATAAGTCTATTGCCACTAGCGCCTAATACACTGCGTCCAATTTTACTCAATGGGTCATTGCCCGGAAGAGCCCTACCGGCAGCATCACTTACAAATTGTTGTGCTTTGCGAGTAAATTTGGTACCTAAATCAAATGCCATTTATCAAATCCTTGTTTTTTTACTTGATAAGTATATTTATAGGTTGTATAATATACGCATATAAAAGGAATCACATTACATGATCAAAAGGAAAAATTATCTCAACAATCGCGATTTGTTGAAAGAAATTCATTTATCTAAGAACACTTACAGTAGTTTTGTTGCAGATGGCGATGATGTTTATGACATTATCCTGCCAAATGTTGAAAAAATTAACATTCGTACTATTGCACAAGCCAAGCGTAATCAAGCAGATCGTTTGCAAAAGCAAGCATATGAAGCAGCTCGTGCAGAAGGACAGAAAGTTAAACAAGCAGACTTTGCTGTAGACTGGAAGAAAATTAACAAGCAAGATGTTATTTTTCGTGTCATGACACACGATCACATTCCACTGCATCCCGGACGTAAAAAGAATCCTAAAACTGTTGCAGACCATCATGTGCAGTGCAACTTCCCTCCTTTTCAACACTTTAAACTAGACGACGACGATGTTGCAGTTTGTGTTGGTAAAAGTCACTGGGAAGGCGGACTAGAAAATGGCAACTTTAGTAAAGCACATGGGCGCACTACTAACAAACTTGCCCGCATGTATATGAAATTGTGCGAGCGTTACGGTACACGTTCAAACTGGCGTGGATACACATACAATGATGAAATGCGTAGCCAAGCACTGCTACAACTTACACAGATTGGTCTACAGTTTGATGAAAGTAAAAGTGAGAATCCATTTGCATACTACACTGCAGCAATTACAAATAGTTTTACCCGTGTACTAAACTTGGAAAAGAAAAATCAAAGCATCCGTGATGATATCTTAGAAAATGCTGGTCTAAACCCAAGTTACACTAGACAAACAGAGAACGATCTAGCAAAAAGTTCAGATCCTATTTAATGAAATATAACATTTGGAACAAGTGGGATCCTTTGAAGGTGTGCATGCTAGGAAATAACTATGCACCTGAATTCTTTAACGGCTGCGACCCAAAAGCAAGCGATCCTCTTAAACGCATATGCGAAGAAACACTTGAGGACCTAGACGGGTACAAAAAAATATTACAGCAATTTGGTGTTAAAGTAATACAGCCCAAGTTAGATCCTAATGAAAGATTTGTAGATGATCCTGGTCGTTATCCACGTGGGCCGCTTCAGCCCAGAGATGATCAATTAGTGTTAGGCAATAAGTGTTTTTCACATCTCCGTGACCATCCTTCTATTAGTCAGTGCCTTGTTGATTACGGAGGTATAAGCAAGATGGCATCAGATGTTCCTATGATAATTTCTAAGCAAGATTATAACACACTTGCAGGAGACGATTGGCCAAGTTGGGAAAGTTACCTAGAAAATAGAAAAAATAAAGATTTTTTCATTGACTTTGTATGGGAGGAATTGTGCAAAGGTGGTTTTACTTTTACCAGTGCAAATGCTTTTATGTTAGGAAAAAAAATAATAATAGGTGCAGATACAGATGCAGCCGTTGATAAAAGTACATTGTCAGACTTTGAAGATTGGGAAGTAATAATTAAACCTATACAAGGTCATAGTGACGGAAACTACCACCCAATTAAACCCGGCGCTATACTCAGTTTACATGATGTACAAACATACAGCGAAACATTTCCTGGGTGGGATGTCTGTTATTTGCCTGATCAAAGTTGGGCAAAAGTTGGAGGTTTTTGGAAACTTAAACAGAAAAATGAAGGTAAGTGGTGGCTTGCAGGTGAAGAAGATAATGACGAGTTCACGCACTTTGTTGAAACTTGGTTAAGTGACTGGGTTGGATATGTAGAGGAGACAGTATTTGACGTTAACGTTCTTATGCTCGATGCTAATCATTGTTGTGTTAGTAATCCTAACAACGAACAGGTAAATGCATTTTTGAAGAAACATAAAGTAGAACCAGTATATGTGCCATGGCGTCATAGGTATTTTTGGGATGGTGGATTACACTGTATTACACTAGACCTTTATCGAGAAGGCACACAGCAAGACTATTTTTAATCATTGACAATAACACATAAGGTGCTATAATACACACATGAGTTTGTTCAAACGGGCCGCCGTATTCACGGATATTCACTTTGGTAACAAAAGCAATAGCCAGACTTTCAACAAGGATTGTTTGGACTTTGTAACTTGGTTTTGTAAAGAGGCTAAAGCGCAAGGTGCCGATACCTGCATCTTTATGGGCGATTGGCATCATCAACGAGCAAGCATAAATGTTGCTACACTGAACTACAGTATTGCCGCATTGGATTTGCTTAACGATTCGTTTGATACAATCCACTTTATCCCTGGCAACCATGATGAATACTACAGAGACAAGCGTGACTACAACAGCGTTGCTTTTATTAAAAAGTTTGAGAACATACAGTTTTACAATGACATTACTACTGTAGACGGTGTTGCATTTATTCCATGGTTAGTAGGTGATGAACACAAGCAGATGCGCAAAGTAAATGCTGACTATGTTATTGGTCACTTTGAACTTCCTCACTTTTATATGAATGCTATGGTGCAAATGCCTGATCATGGTGAACTAAATGCAGATGACTTTGGTCGTTGTGGAACTGTGTTTACAGGACATTTTCACAAGCGGCAAGAAAAAGGCAATGTTGTATACACAGGCAATGCATTTCCTCACAACTACAGCGATGCTGGCGATGATGATCGTGGACTAATGATATTGGATTGGGATGGCACAAGAGAATTTATTGCTTGGCCCGATCAGCCAAAGTATCGCACATTGAAAATAAGTCAACTGCTAGAAGGTCCTGAAAAGTATCTAGGTCCAAAGACCTATGCTCGTGTTAACTTGGATGTGGACATCAGTTACGAAGAAGCAAACTTTATTAAAGAAACTTTTATACAAGAATACCAACTGCGTGAAATGAGTTTGATCCCTGTAAAAGTTGAAGACATGGACATGCAAATCTCAGGTGAGATCAACTTTGAAAGTGTTGACACTATTGTTACCAGTCAACTGCAACAAATTGACAGCGAACAATACGATACTAACCTAATGTTAGACATTTATAGGAATCTTTAATGTATTACATACATTACCCAAGTGGTGGATTCGGGCATTTTATGCTACAAATGCCAAGCATTTGTTTTGATGATGTTTTTTGTCCGCAAGAAACAAGCACATTCAGTAGCACCGGCAACAGCCACGACTATCCACTACATTGCAAAACTTGGCTTCTTAGTGCTCCGTTTATTAAAGAGAACTACTACGATTTTAAAAATAAGAAAAGTATTTGCTTAATAGATAGTGGTATACATGACGCAATACATAGAGGCACTGAAAATACTATAAGAATGTGTATTGATGAACACGCAAGAAGTATTGTGTTTCAGACTTGCAAAGAAAAAGCAGAACAGTTAAATTTTAATTTTGATCTAGAAGAATATCAAACAAGAGAACAGTTTAGTCTAGTATATCACCACTGTGATAAAAATCCAGATTTTTATCTCAACACTTGGAATCAAACTTCTACAACAACTAATATTAACATTAGTGATTTATTTTTTAATCCAATCAGAGTGGTCACCTTATTAGAACCTCACTTTGGTAAATGCAATTGGGGTAAGTTTTGGAAGTTATGGAATGAATTTATTAATGCAAATCGCAAATACTACCAAGCACAGCATTTAGTAAATCGTGTAAAGTATGCGTTAGATACAGGGTTTGATTTTAAATTTAAAAAAGATTACAGTTTGCATGACCAAGGATACTTGAACTACTACATTGAAAAACGATATAAAATAAGCATTCCAGTTTATGATTATCAATATTGGTTCACAGGCACACAACACATTAGGCAGATGATCAATGAGATTACTAACGTTCAGTGACGGTTTCGGAGATACTACACATAGCCCACTTTGGTATCAGCAGTTCTACAAGTGGCCTGATATAATTAAACTGATGTGCAAAAACATTGAGCTAGTTAACCTTAGTAGGTATGGAGCAGGTAACGAGTACATCATAAACGCACTTAAACAAAACTATGCCAATGCTGATTTTGTTATAGTACAATGGGCATATCCTGCTAGGTTAGATTTAGTTTTAGATCACCAAGATGATTGTTGGCAAGAGCAAATAGCACTAGATCCTGTGTACAGTGAGAATATTGTTGAAATTAACAATGATCAGTACTGGCTAAGCAGTGCAAGCACCAATCCTGCAGTTGCGCAGTATCACAGCACAATTGCACTACGGCAACATCAAATACGCAGTCAGAACTATGTGGACTATGCACATAGACTATTACAAGATACGCCTTATCGTTTTATGCTATGCGAAGACAGTTTGTATTTGCGAGAAACAGATGTTAGTCCAAATAGTTGGTGCTGGCACGATGAATATTTGGGTATGACTAGTTTTAAAAAAATTAGTAGATACTATAAAGAAGATGCAAAGGCTGATGTAATTCAACCTATCAGCCTTGTACAGTTTGACTTTATAAGAAAATATGTGCAGCCTTGTGTGGATTTTCCATGGCGCAACGAACGAGAAATACTTGCAGTAGAAAATATGTTGTATAAAAAATATCATGATGCTATAATAAACAAATGTTCAAATTAGATACACTTACAGTAAAAAACTTTATGAGCGTGGGTAACACCACACAAGCCATTGACTTTAACCGCAATGACCTTACACTGGTGCTAGGTGAAAACTTAGACACAGGAGGAGGAGATGCTGGCAGTAGAAATGGTACTGGCAAGACTACTATCATTAATGCGCTAAGTTACGCACTTTATGGTAATGCACTTACAAATATTCGCAAGGACAACTTGATTAACAAAACCAATGGTAAGAACATGCTTACCACTGTGGAGTTTGAAAAAGATGGACTAGCATATCGTATTGAACGTGGACGTAAGCCAAATGTGCTAAAGTTTTACATTAACAACAACGAGCAAGAAACAGAGGATAATGCACAAGGAGATAGCAGAGAAACACAAAAGGCTATCGAAGAACTGTTAGGTATGTCACACGACATGTTTAAACATGTGCTTGCACTAAACACATACAGTGAACCTTTTCTAAGCATGCGCACCAACGATCAACGTGCTATCATTGAACAGTTGTTAGGTATTACTATTCTCAGTGAAAAAGCAGAAAATCTCAAAGAAATGGTGCGTGTAACTAAGAACAAGATTCAAGAAGAAGAGTTCCGTATCAAAGCAGTCGAAGATGCTAACGGCAAAATTGTAGAGCAAGTTGATGCACTAAAACGCAGACAGCGTATGTGGCAAGACAAAAAAGATCAGGACATTGCAAACTTTAAAACAGCAATAAACGACCTTAGTCATGTTGACATTGACGAAGAGCTTAGAGCGCACACTGAACTTGCAGACTGGAATACACTAAACAATGCACAAGTGCAACTACAAAAAGACGTTGCTGCACTGCAAGCACAGGAAGGCAGAGCAGAGCGCGATGTTAAAAAAGCAAACAAAGCTCTAGTAGGATGGCAAGATGGAGTGTGTCATAGTTGCAATCAAAGCATTACACACTTAGATAGTCATAAACAAGAGATTGAAAAAGCGGAGAAGGAACATGACGAAGCAAATAATTTCCTTACAGAATTACAAACAGCAATTACAGAGCTCAGAGCTCAAGAAGAAACAGTCCCAAGCAAACCACGAACTTTCTATGATAGCGCCAATGATGCACACAACCATCGTTCAAGCCTATCCACACTGGAATCACAACTACAAAGTAAGCAAGATGAAAGTGACCCTTACACCGATCAAATAGCAGAAATGGAAACTACTGCAGTTCAGGAGGTTACCTGGGATAGTATAAATGAACTTACCCGGGTGCAGAATCATCAAGAGTTCTTGCTTAAACTGCTTACTAACAAAGACAGTTTTATCCGCAAACGTATTATTGATCAGAACCTTGCATACTTAAATACAAGACTAGAAGGTTACCTGGGCGCAGTTGGACTACCACACACGGTGGTGTTCCAAAATGATCTAACAGTAGAAATACAAGAACTAGGTAGAGACTTGGACTTTGACAACTTGAGCAGAGGTGAACGTAACAGACTTATACTAAGCCTAAGTTGGGCGTTCCGTGATGTTTGGGAAAGCCTATATCAGCCAATCAACTTGTTGTTTATTGACGAACTAGTTGACAGTGGCATGGATAGTGCAGGTGTAGAAAACGCCATGGGTGTACTAAAACGAATGAGCAGAGAGCGTAACAAAAGTGTATGGCTAGTAAGTCACAAAGATGAACTTATAGGGCGTGTCAACAATGTACTTAAAGTTATCAAAGAAAATGGCTTTACTAGTTATGATACTGATGTAGAACTAGTATGACCAAGATACTGCACTTTGAACCTACCAGCAGATGCAATGCTGCTTGCCCTATGTGTGCAAGAAATATAAACGGTAACGGGTGCGTTGTTAGCCTTGCAGATCTAAGTTTTGATAAATTTCAAGCACATGTCACCAGTAGGCTAATAAGTTTAGAGAAGATATTTTTCTGCGGGAGCCTAGGTGACCCATGTGCAGACAAAGACTTGCTTAAAAAAATTGCATGGGTGAAAGGTATTCGTCCTAGTATCGTTGTTGGTATTAACACAAACGGTAGTATACGAAATCCTAAATGGTGGACAGAATGTGCTGAACTTCTTACTGGCATTTACGATTACGTTGTGTTTAGTATAGATGGATTAGCTGATACTAATCATATATATAGAGTAGGTGTGCAGTTTGATAAAATTATGCAAAATGCACAAGCATACATAGAAGCAGGCGGCAGTGCGCATTGGGACATGCTAGTATTTGATCATAATAAACATCAAATAGAAGATTGTAAGCAACTAGCTGATTCAATGAGATTTACTTGGTTTCGTAGCAAAGAAACAGATAGATGGGATCAATTTACATTTGAAAACATTAAAGCAGCAAATGAACATAATTATATTGACTACACAGTTGTAAACAGTATAACATGTGAGAGGAATATAGAATCTAGTACATACATAGATTACCAAGGACAAGAATTTCCTTGTTGTCACATTGGAGAAATGTATTACAGCCAAACACAAGAACACGATCATACAGATATAAAAGAATTTACACCAAAAGAATTAATGACGGAATATCAAACAAGACTAGTTAACAACAGTCCGTTTTATGTGTGTAAAAGAAGTTGCGGAAAGATTGTAAATAAGCGGTCGCAATGGAAACAAGAAATTCAACTAAGATAGGAGACAGAGATGTCACACGAACAAATTACAGAACAGTACGAAGCATACTTGAAAGAGCATGCAGCATTTGAAGAAAAAGGCGTAAAAGCCGCAGCAACTCGCGCTCGTAAAGCACTAGGTGAACTGGGCAAACTTACTAAAGCACGCCGCGCTGAGATTCAGGAAAAGAAGAACAGCATGTAATTCTGCATATATACAAAGCACATGGAACAACACTGGTACTATAATAACGAAATTATCGAAGAACTACCAGAAGGTTCTGTGGGCTTTGTTTATTTGATTACAAACTTGACTAACAATAGAAAATACATTGGCAAAAAACTGGCACAATTCAAAAGAACTAAACCACCCCTAAAAGGCAGAAAAAACAAAAGGCGTAGCACTGTTGAAAGTGACTGGCGCGAATATTACGGCTCATCCGACGAACTATCAGCAGACGTTGCTGAACTAGGCCCACAAAGTTTCAAACGTGAAATCCTGTTCTATTGCACTAGCAAAAGTGAACTAAGTTATGTTGAAGCGAGAGAACAATTCAATCACAAAGTATTAGAATCTGACGAATGGTACAACGGGCACATTAGAGTGAGAGTACATCAAAAAGGTATTCTCAACAACAAACAATTAAATGGCTAGATAGTGTTACAATAGAATTAATTTGGCGTTTACGGTCTACGCATTAAACCGTCGTTAACACAAGTAAAACCAACTTTAGGCACAAAAGATAGCGGCTCTGAGAAAAAGCAACCGCGACTGGACATGTATTGCTGTTATGATATATGTAAGGTTCCGAAACTATCAGTGAAGGCTGAAGTAGGGGGTAAACGGGTTTCCGCCTCCGTGCAGCAATGCAATCTTCTTATAACAGATGAGCGAGACACGCAGATGATGGCGTCTTTTTTCATGGCTTCGCCCGGCAACGGGTGAAGTATGAGTTCAACTTCGAGATGATAGCACTTCACTTCGTTCATAATATAATGTGTTCTAATAAAAAAAAGTGATTGAACGAAGTGAAAAGAACGAATGAGCTTTAGCTCATTCTTAAATTATCAATTGATTAGCTTTCTTACTCATTTCTAAATTCTCTTCGATAACTTCGTTAAAGAATTTAAAGTCTGACATAGGTAAATCTAAGAGTTCGCTGTAAGTAACTCCGCCTCGCATATACCAACATAACTGCGCAATGGTTTTCTTGATGCGAGCTATTTCTTTTTCGAATCCATTAAGTAGCCTCTCAATCTCAGGATTAGGTAATGCTAAGAGGCGAATACGAAAAAATTTGCTTGGTCAAACGTAAATGGGCTTTGATACTTGTGACTGCATTCATCACAGGTGTGTTCTACAGTTTTATCTGGAATGCCTGCATTAATCTGATCTAGTTTTTTCTTTACGCTATCAAACAACTGTCTTTCACTGTTTGTTACATATTCTTCAATAAACTCTGGATCTGATACATGTTCACCATCAGGTGTAACAATTTGAACAATTGTATTGCTAACATTTTTCACAGTATACTCTGTCATCTTTTTAAAGATCTTATAGAACCGTTCTTGTTTTTCTTCTTCACTGAGTGTACTGTCTCCAATAACACTTACCAGTCTTTGCTGTTCGAACCTTTCAATGTTTTGCATATTAATAGTATCATAGTCAATAGGCTTTAGATATATTTGCATGCCTTTGTATTCAAATGGTTGTGCATATCCTGTCATATCTACTGGAATATCCATGAAAATACGCAGATCAATTTCGTATTCGTCAGTGTTTTCGCAACTTGGACAGCTACTGGTATATTCCATTTTTTCACCGTAACTAGCAATTCTAATGCCAATTAACACTGTATCTAAATCAGTAGCAGGTAATGCCCAAGCATTTTTAATGTTTGGTATACAACTGTGAATCATATCTACCACTGCTTGTCCGTTAAGCAACGCATCTGGAGTATTGAGTGCAATTTCGTCTCTGGTGCTCATGGGCATTACAGGTATTTCATTGCTAACGGGCATTTCTAGCGCACCTGCTAGCCAATACTGACCATTGCTGGGTAGTTTGATGTAAATTGCAGGCTGCCGCATAAATTTTTGTAGAGGATTTGTTCTGTTTTGCATATGTGCAACTTGCTCAGGATTCATTGAAAAGTTCTCGGGTACTTCGACCATGTGTTTCTCCAGGTAAATACATAATAAATATGATACTGTGTGTATATTTATATACGCATATAATTGGAGATTTTTTCTTTGCCCGTAATTGACATTCCAGGATTTGGTGCTGTACAAGCAGATAACTTTGCAAGCGAGCAAACGCTAAACCGTTTGGTTGATGCTGTAAACAATCAAACCACAGGTGCAGGCGGCATTCAAAGTATCTTTGCTTCAGTTGCCGGTGATAGTAAGCGTACAGCAAGAGACTTGCAACAGTTGGGCCAGTCTGCTGACAATACTAAAAGCAGTATGCAAGCGCAAAGCAGTGCAGCCGAGACACTAACAAAACGTAATATGCAAGCAAGCAATAGTTTTGCTTCGTTCAGTCGCAAAATGAGTTCAATAAGTTTTGAAAGTCCGATAGCTATGCTGTCAGCAGGTGTGGAGAAATTTACTGGGTTAGTTGGAGATAACGCAGGTGCAATTACAGCAGCAGGTGCTGCAGCAGGCGCAGCATTTGGCGGACCAGCTGGATTGATGCTTGGCGGCGCTCTTGCTGGTTTAGCAGTTGGCATGACACAAGTGACAGGTGTCCTAGGCGGCGTATTGTTAGGTGATTTAGAAAAGATGGCTACACAATTTGGCAAAGCGCAACAAGCGGGTGCTGTTTTTGGAAATAGCATGCTTAACTTTAGAAACATTTCTAGTAATAGCGGGCTTACAATGGAACAGTTTGGTAATGTTGTTACTAAAAATACAGAAGCCGTTGCTATGTTTGGTGGTACTACTAGTCAAGGTGCACAAGAATTTGCAAGAGCAAATAGTTTACTCATAAGACAACACGGAAATGATTTACAGCGACTGGGCGTGAGCTATGAGGAAATGGGCATGCGCACAGCAGACTTTATGGCTTCATTAGTAGAAGCTGGTGTGCCCATTTATGAAAATGGTGTTGCAACACAGGATGTAGTCAGACGAACTAAAGAACTAGCAGTCCAGCAAAAAGCACTGGCAGCAATTAATGGTACTACTATTGACCAAGAAAAAGAAAAGCAGCGTATGCAACGCAAAGATGCACAGATGAACGCAGTTCTAATGGGCCTAAACGAAAAAGAGCGTGAAGTTGTTCAACAACTATCAGCACAGTTTCCTCAGGCTACACAGTTTATTAAAGAGTTTGTAGCATTTGGTGGACCAGTTACCAAAGAAGGAAATTTGCAGGCTGCAATGATGGGCACTCTTACTAGTGAAATTGGCAATACTATTACTGCAGTGAAAAATGGACAAAGTGTACCAGGTGCGTTAGGAGCACTAGAAAATCTTGCAGAAAGCAGTCCACAAATAGCTGCAGAAACACGAGCAATGGCTGATATGGTTAAACTAAGTATCGCGGGTAGTACAAACAGTGTTGTACAGATGGCAGAAAAGAACTTTAATGCACAGTTTGAACTTATGAATAAAACACAAGCTGGTGTTGTGCAAAATGTATTGGATACTCTTACTCCAGACTTAAAAGGATTTAAAAATGCAGTCGACCCGGCAACAGAAGCAGTGGTAAAATTTGGAGATGCATTTCAGAGAATACAAACAAGCATAAGCCAGTTAGCTGAGACAGCATACAGAAGTGACGTTGGAACAGGTGCGCTTGCAGCTGGTGCGAACGCAATAGGAATGGCTTCTCGTGTTGCACAAGCAGGCGCTGCACAATTTGGAAACACCACAGCGGCAACAGGCGCTGCTGGCCCTTCTATTGATATTACTCGTCAAGGATTTGCAGGAATGCAAGAAGGTGGTCCAATAGACACAATGATAGCTGCGTTGCCAGATAGTATAGAAAAAGCAGTTAATAAAGCAATGTCGGGTATCAGCGATGCTATTACAGGCGGAAATGTAGTAGCGAGTTCTCAACTTACTGATTTGGTTGCAGAACAAAAGAAAACCACAGATGCAATGAATCGTCTTACTGATGCTACAAAGATGACACAATAAATTAGGTAAATACGCAACAAGGTAATATAATAAGTTATGAGCTGGAAAAAACATTTCACATTAGTAAAAGACGTTAGTCCTTTTACAAACACAAATCAAGGAGGCACTGACGGTACCAAGTACAGTCACTATGCCAGTCACTTGCCTGAAGTTTATAGTGGTCATCCTAACCGTACTGAACGTTATAGTCAGTACGAAACCATGGATATTGACAGTGAGATCAATGCTGCACTGGATATCCTTGCTGAATTTTGTACACAAACTAACACAGAAAACGGTACAGGCTTTGATATTCACTTTCACGAAACACCAACTGAGAGTGAAATTGATATTATCAAAAAGCAGCTCACTAACTGGAGCAATCTCAACGATTTTAATATGAGATTGTTTAAGATGTTTCGCAATACATTAAAGTACGGTGATCAAGTATTCATTAGAGATCCAGAAACATTCCAGTTGTATTGGAGTGAAATGAACAAAGTCACAAAGATTATTGTGAATGAAAGTGAAGGCAAAAAGCCGGAACAGTATATTATCAAAGACATCAATCCTAACTTTGAAAATCTTACAGTAACAGCAAGTACATTTAGTGATCATGGAGGTCAAGGCGATCTCAATAAAAACAGAGGTTACATTCAGCCTAGTACATTGTATGATGGCGGCGGCGGAAGCAGTGCGCAAGGACGTTTTGATCGTGCGCTAAATGAAAAAGCAATTGAAGCAGAGCATATTGTACATGCTAGTTTAACAGAAGGACTGGATCCTAACTGGCCCTTTGGTAACAGTATTTTAGAACAGGTGTTTAAAGTATACAAGCAAAAAGAACTGCTTGAAGATGCTATTATTATCTACCGTATTCAACGTGCTCCAGAGCGCAGAGTATTCTATATTGATGTAGGCAACATGCCAAGTCATATGGCTATGAGCTTTGTTGAGCGTGTGAAAAACGAAATTCATCAGCGTCGTATCCCAAGTAAAACTGGCGGCGGCACTAACATCATGGATACAACATACAATCCACTATCAACCAACGAAGACTACTTCTTCCCGCAAACAGCAGAAGGCAGAGGTAGTAAAGTTGATACACTGCCAGGTGGCACAAATCTTGGTGAGATTGATGACTTGAAATTCTTTACTAACAAACTGTTCCGTGGCTTGCGTATTCCTAGCAGTTATTTGCCAACTGGATTTGAAGACAGTCCTAGTTCATACAATGACGGTCGTGTTGGCACAGCAATGATCCAGGAAAAGCGTTTTAACGAATACTGCATGAGACTACAGCGTCTTATTGCTGCTACATTTGACAGAGAATTTAAAATGTTCTTGAAGTGGCGCGGTGTTGAAATTGACAACAGTACATTTGAACTACGCTTTAATGAGCCGCAAAACTTTGCCAGTTACCGCGAAACTGAAATGGATGCTGCTAGAATCAACACATTCCAAGCACTTGAAGGTTATCCATATATGAGCAAACGTTTTCTAATGCAGCGTTACTTGGGCATGAGTGAAGAAGAAATGTCAGAGAACAACAAACTATGGCGTGAAGAAAATGCTGATGTTACTGTTGAAAGTGAACTACCTAGCATGCGCAGTGTTGGTGTAACCACAGGCGGTATACAAGCAGACATGGATAACTTTGAAATGCCTAGTGAAGAACCAGCAGCAGAAGCCGGCGGCGGCGAAGAAGGCGGCGCAGGTGAAGCAGGTGCAACTGGTGATGTAAGTCCAGTAGGATCAGCACCACCAGCAGGAACAGAAGCCTAATAAATACGCTATAGGAGACTTCCATGGCGTTTAGAAAACTTTTCTTTAAAAGAGTACAAGGTATTCGCGACAATTATTTGTTGCAAGAAGGTGATATTGCGCTTGATGAAGATGATTTCAAACTATATCGTGGTGATGGATCAACAACAGGCGGTATTGTAATTGCAGGTGCAGGCGGCGGCAGTGGCATAGCACTTACAGACATAAGTGTTACACAAGCCAGTGCCAGCGGTGCAGGTACACTAGCATACAACAATACAACAGGCGTGTTTACATACACCCCTCCAACTATACCTGCAGCAATTACAGATTTAAGTATTAGTGATGGCACTAACGGACAAGTACTTACTACAAATGGTTCAGGTGGTTTTACATTTGAAGACGCAAGTGGTGGAGGCAGTAGTCTACAAAGCAGAGCTACAAAAGCAGGTACCACAGGCAGTTTAGCAGATGCAGCACAGGAAAACCTAGACATCACAGGATTTAAAGGCTATGCACTGCTCAAAGTACAAACAGACAGAGCTGCTAGAGTGCGTATATACACAGATGCCGCCAGTAGAACAGCAGACGCTAGTAGAGCAGAAGGCACAGATCCTACAGCAGATGCAGGAGTAATAGCAGAAGTAATCACAACAGGTGCTGCAACTGTGCTGATATCACCGGGTGCTTTTGGTTTCAACAACGAAAGCACACCCACAACAACTATTCCTTGTAGAATCACAAACAAAAGTGGCGGAACAAGCACTGTTGTTGTAACACTTCATGTACTACAACTGGAATCATAATGGAACTGTTCCAAGTTACACTAAAACGTGGTGTAGACATTGATGCTTTCTATGATGATATGGAAACACCAGGCGGTGCTATAACTATTCCAGATAGAAAAGTAGATTGCGGAGAACGCAGACCAACTTCAAGAACTACAGGCTACATGCTTACCTTGGAAGAAGCAAAAGAAGTAAGTTATGATGACAGAGTAGAAGTTGTTGTTCCACAGAGTGTATTGGACAGACAGACCGTAGTTAACAATGCTACATACACAGGTAGATTTACCAAAAGCACAAGTCCAACTGGATCATTATTTACAAAAGCCAACGGTAGTAGCGGAGTTACATACACCAATAATGATCACCACGCTTGGGGAATACTAAGACACATTGAAACAGCCAACAGATCAGGTTGGGGCGGCGATGCTGGAAGTTCGTCTGGCAGGCGTGTTGATACCACTGTAACATATTCAGCAAGTGGCAAGAATGTAGATATCATTATTGTAGAAAACCACACAGGTAGTGATCATGCAGAATATTCAAGCAGATTAGTAGATTATAATTGGGGACAACACTACAACACAATAACAGGTGGCACAAACTATACATACAGCAACGCAGATGCTCGTGACAACTATAATCAAGAAAATAACCATCCAACAGCAAGTGCCTCCTATGCGGCAGGTGAAAGATTTGGACTTGCTAAAGATGCTAATGTATATATGTTTGATGGGACCTACGAGCAAAGCAAATCAGGTGGTGGTAGCACTAACAGAACCTTTGCCTACATCAGAGAATTCCACAGAACCAAATCAATCAACCCAGCAACAGGTAGAAAGAATCCTACCATTGTAAATGCAAGTTTGGGATCAATCAACATCTATTCAGGTGCCAGTATAGCACACTTCCAAGGTGTGACATTAGACAAGGGCGACGGCAGTACATTCCTCAGTGATGCTGAACTGTTGGCTCGTGGAGTGTACAAGAACGCTGGTAAATCGTGGACTAATTTTACCAGCAACACCAACTTTCAAGTAAACAGTTCTGCACCTAACAGTGATTTGGTAGATGCCATAGCAGAAGGTATCATTGTGGTCTCTGCGGCTGGCAACGATAACGCTTACACTGATGTATCAGGCGGCAACAACTACGACAACTACTTGGTTGCTGGCGCCGCATATGCGAATAGGAACTACTTCTTCAATGGCTACTATCCATTCAGAGATTATTATCATCGTGGCGACAACTTCTCATTCAACGGAGCAATAAACGTAGGTGCATTGAGCAACCGCATAGATGAAGGCAAATCAGACTTCAGCAACTGGGGTCCGGGCATAGATGTATATGCCGCTGGAGAGAATGTAATGGGTGCTATGATGAAAGATGAAATTGCCTACGGTAATCCCTATTACGGACAGGAAAACAATACACCAAAATGGGATACAATGGGCTCGCAAAACGGCACAAGTTACGCCTCACCTTTTATAGCAGGTTTGCTGGCTTGTTTAGCAGAAGTATATCCTACACTGACACAGGCACAAGCAAGAACATATTTACAAAACAATGCTGTTACAGGATTGATGGCGGACACTGCAAACGCAATAGACGTAGATGTAAGCACAAGAGTGAGCATAGACGGTTCAAACATTGATAGAATAGCACTGTGGAAGAATCACAGAGCAACGTCAGGTAACATGGCGTTTAACACATACAACAAAGACGTAAACACTAAGCCTACAACAGGAACAATATATCCTAGAACTAGGATTAGACGCAGAGGATAGGATAAATAATTACATGTTATTATTTGAATTAGAAGCACCAGCATTTACACAAGTATCAGCAAAAGTTGATATGTTTAGTAAAAATCCTGACGTTCCTACACGAGAAGTAGGCAATGCATCGCCTGTTGAAGCACATGCTGAGGATAAAGACGAACCAGAATATCAAGATAGCACAGCGGCTATGAAAACTGATACCCGTAAGACACGTCTTACACTGGAACAGTTAAGCAAACTTCGTAAACTTTCAGATCTAAAAGCAGCAGAATACCAAGAGTCTATTAAAGAGATTCGCAAGCAATTTGCACCTGCACCAGCAGCATAATCCCAAAAAAATCCTATAGTCTACTTTTTGGCTCAAAAAGTACGCATTTAATCCTGTATCATTCATAAACACTAAATAAAACTACAAATGCCTTATGAATATAGGAGTTATACAAATGACAAACAAATTTGAGCAATTGATTGAACTGTTTATCGCAGAAGATGAGCAGGGCGCAAAAGATTTGTTCCATGAGATCGTGGTTGAAAAATCACGTGACATCTATGAGGGTCTCACAGATGAGGATCAAGTTGAAGAAACTGCAGAAGTAGAAGAAGATGCAGTTGAAGAAAGTGAAGAAGAAATTGAAGAGTCAGATTTTGACGAAGCAGAACTAGGCGGCGATGCTGCTGATGATATGATTGACGACATCGAAGCTGATGAAGAAGGTCTATCAATGGAAGATGACGATGCGGACGAAGATATGGAAGACCGTGTTGTAGACCTAGAAGATGCACTAGACGAATTGAAAGCAGAATTTGAAGCACTAATGGGTGCAGACGATGCTGCTGACGACGACGCAATGGACATGGAGCCAGAAATGGACATGGACATGGGCGACGAAGAAGGTGAAGAAGAAGGTGAAGAAATGGATATGGAATCAGTAGAAGAAGAGACTGAGGAAATGGTTCGCGAATACACCGAGAAAGCTCCTGCACCAGTAACTAGCGAAGAAGGTGATGGATCAGCAGGTCCAGTAGCTGGCAAAAACGACATGGGCGGCAAAGCAGTCGATCCAACAGGCGAAGAGTCAGGTGCACCAACACCAAAATCAACAGTACAAACAGATGCGTCAGACACACGTGGCGCAACAATGAGTAAAGCATAATTTCTATGTTATACTTGAGAGAAAACCTAACGTTTAAAGATGCAAATGTTGTTTATGAAGCAACAGAAAATTCTAATGGCGGCAAGGATCTCTACATGAAAGGCATTTGTATCCAGGGCGGGGTAGAGAACGCAAACAAGCGTGTTTACCCTGTCTCTGAAATTACTAATGCTGTAACTACCATCAACGAGCAAATAAAAGAAGGCAATAGCGTTCTTGGCGAAGTTGACCATCCAGATGATCTCAAAATTAACCTTGATCGAGTATCACATATGATTGAAAGTATGTGGATGGATGGACCTAACGGATATGGTAAATTGAAGATTCTTGAAACACCTATGGGTCAACTTGTGAAAACAATGATCGAGGGTGGAGTAAAATTAGGAGTTAGTAGCAGAGGCAGTGGAAACGTAAATGAATCCAGTGGTCAAGTTGCTGATTTTGAAATTGTCACAGTTGATGTTGTGGCACAACCCAGTGCACCAAATGCATACCCAGTAGCGATTTACGAAGGACTACTTAATATGCGTGAGGGGCATAAAGTGCTTGACATGGCTCGCGAAGCAAGCGGCGATGCTAAAGTACAAAAATACCTGAAAGAGGAAATGATTCGTCTTATCAGGGACTTAAAGATCTAGGAGATCAAAATGCTAGATGCTATCAAACCACTTTTGGATAGCGACCTTGTGAATGAGGAAACTCGCTCTGCTATTGCTGAACAATGGGAAGCAAAGATGAACGAAACTCGTACACAGGTTACTGCAGAACTTCGCGAGGAGTTTGCACAACGCTATGAGCATGATAAATCTACTATGGTTGAAGCCTTAGATCGTATGGTTACTGAAGGTCTTACTACAGAGATAGAGCAGATCGCTGAAGAGCGTAAAGCAATCTCTGAAGACCGTGCTAAGTTTGTTGCAAAAATGCAAGAAGCAAGCGGCACATTTGACCAATTTTTAGTTAAAACACTTAGTGAAGAAATCAAGGAACTAAAGTCAGAAAGAGCAGATCAGCAAGCACTGGTTGGCAAACTCGAAGAGTTTGTTACCGCACAGCTTTCTGAGGAAATTTCAGACTTCCAGAAAGATCGTCAAGATGTTGTTGAAACTAAAGTAAGATTGGTTAAAGAAGCTCGTGAGCAGTTTGCAAACCTCAAAGAGAAGTTTGTAAAGCACACAAGTCAAGCCGTTAATGAAGCAGTAACTGGCTATCTAAAAGGTGAAATGACTCAACTTAAAGAAGATATTCAAATCGCAAAAGAGAACTCATTCGGACGTAAAATATTCGAAACTTTTGCTACAGAATTTTCATCAAGTCACTTAAACGAAAATCAAAAAATTAAGGAACTAGAAGCAGCAGTCCAAGCGGCTACTGAAGAAGTTTCACAAATCAATGAAAGTCTTGAAGAAAAATCTAAGATCGTTGAGAGCAAAGAGCAAGAAATTGCTTTAATTAATGAGGGTGTAGAGCGTAAAGAAACACTAAACACACTTCTTAAGCCACTCAACAAAGATAAGGCAGCGATTATGACTGACCTACTAGAAAGCGTACAGACTGCAAAGTTGCAGACTGCTTTCGACCGTTACCTACCAGCAGTACTAGATGGTAAATCGATGATTAAAGAATCAAAGAAAGAAACTATCACAGAAAGCCGTACTGAAGTAACAGGTAATAAAGAACAAAAAACAGTCCAGGTTGAAGAAGGAAACGATAACATCGTTGATATCCGCAAACTTGCTGGCTTAAAATAAAGTACAACAGAGGAGACTTAAATGTCAGACGTACTACTAGAAAGCCGTTGGGACGATACCAAAGATGCACTTCTTGAAGGTCTAGAAGGTAATCGCCGTAACAGCATGGGTGTTGTTTTAGAAAACACTCGCAAATACTTGAAAGAGGCAGCTACAGCAGGTGCTTCAGCAGCAGGCAACGTAGCGACACTTAACCGTGTAATTCTACCAGTTATCCGTCGTGTAATGCCTACAGTTATCGCTAACGAAATCGTTGGTGTACAGCCAATGCAAGGTCCAGTTGGTCAGATTCATACACTTCGTGTACGTTATGCTGAAACAACAAACGATGCATCAGCAACTAACACAGACACAGTAGCAGGTGACGAAGCATTGTCACCATTCAAAATTGCTAACGCATATTCTGGTTCACTTACAACAGGTAAAGCAGACAGCACAGCAGCAAAAGAAGGTAATGGCGGTCGTGCATTATCAATCCAGATCCTAAAGCAAGCAGTTGAAGCAAAAACTCGTAAGCTACAGGCACGCTGGACATTTGAAGCAGCTCAAGACGCACAGTCAATGCATGGCATTGATGTCGAAGCTGAAATCATGGCAGCACTTGCACAAGAAATCACTGCAGAAATTGATCAGGAAGTACTAGCGTCATTACGTTCACTAGCCGCTACTGAAGAAACATTCAACCAAGCAGCAGTTTCTGGTACAGCAACATACGTTGGTGACGAGCATGCAGCACTTGCAGTTCTAATCAACCGCACAGCAAACAAGATTGCACAGCGCACACGTCGTGGTGCAGGTAACTTTGCAGTTGTTTCACCTGAGTCACTAACAGTGCTTCAGTCAGCATCAACTTCAGCGTTTGCTCGCACAACAGAAGGCACATTTGAGGCACCAACAAACACTAAGTTTGTAGGTACACTTAACGGTGCAATGCGTGTATATGTTGATTCATATGCAGCAGACGCAACAGCAGTACTTGTTGGCTACAAAGGCTCAAGTGAAACAGATGCGGCAGCATTCTATTGCCCATACGTTCCGCTAATGTCAAGTGGCACAGTGCTTGATCCAGACACATTTGAGCCAGTCGTATCATTCATGACACGTTATGGTTATGTCGAGCTATCAAACACAGCAAGTTCACTAGGCAACGCAGGCGATTATGTCGGCGAAGTTGCAATGTCAAACATCTCATTCTCATAAGTCTAACTTATAGAATAGGAACACAGAAACAGGCTCTTCGGAGCCTGTTTTTTGTTAAATACAGTATCAGCAAAGTCTGATTTATGCGGTATACCAACCGCGTAGTGGGCTAAAACCCGCATAAGGAGAAACAAAATGGGAAGACCAATTAAAAGCGCCGAAACAGTAGGCGGAACATCAAAACTTGCTAGTGTAAACACAGTATTGCCAATTGGTGCAAGTGGACTAGGCGGCAATCAGATGATTATGAAAGGCTTTGTAACTGGTGGTAGTGCTCAAGACACAACAGTTATCATTCAAAAGGGTACAAAACGTTTTCGTTGTACAACTGCAACTGGTACAGAAACACTAACTCTTGTGCCAGTAGTACATGGTTCAATTGCTGCAGGCCAGTGCCAGATTACTGGTACAGACAGTGCAGGCGGAACTTACTTTGCTAGTAAGATCACAGGACGTCACTTTGTAGTTGGTGCTCAAGGCACAGGCTCGCAGTTTGCAGTAGGCGATAAAGCAAATATCGTAGCATCAAGCCCAGTTGAAGACGTAAGTGTAAGTATTCCTAACGGCTAATAGTTACTTGACTAAAATAAAGGGTTACAGTATAATACACTGTAACCTTTTTTATTGACATGATTGAATTTGCATTTATATTGGGTAATGGCGTAACACGTTTAGAAGTAGTTCCAGAAGAATTACTCCTGCGAGGCAAAGTCTATGGCTGTAATAGAATATATGAGGAGTTTGAACCCACTATACTAGTAAGCACAGATCGTGGTATGGCAGAAGAAATACAACTGAGTGGTTATAGTAAACGGCGCCAGCACTATACACGCAAACAACATGTAATAGAACATAGCGGTGCTAGAATATTGCCACAGCAAATACATAATTTTAGCAGTGGGCCTGCTGCATGCGGACTTGCTTGTTTAACTGATGCAGAGTATATATTTTTAATAGGATTCGATCTCAAAGGACAGCATAACTTTATAAACAATATATACGCTGGTACTAAAAATTATAAGAGTAAAGACAGCGCACCAACACCTTGGAGTCTTTGGGAAACACAGATTAGCACATTGCTTACAAAATTTCCTAGTAAAAACATAGTGCATGTTAATCCATTGCATGGATTTACTAGTGTTTCTTGGTTGAAACACACAAACTTTAAAACAATGTATTTGACTGAGTTCCAACAAGTGATAAATAATCTATAAGCAGGAATTTAAACAATGAGTCAAACAAAAAGAATCGGCGGAGCATATACAATCACTGCCAGCGGTGGTACTACCATCGACAGTGCATTAGTTGTTACTGGTAACTTAACAGTAAGCGGCACAACCACAACTGTATCAACAACCAATGCGGCTATTAAAGATAACATTGTTGTTTACAACGATGGTGAGTCAGGTGCAGGTGTTAGTGGCGGTGCAGGCAAATCTGGTATTGAAATTGATCGTGGTAGCGTTGCAAATGCACAGTTTGTTTTTGATGAAGCAGATGATAAATTTAAAATAAGTTTAGATGCAGGCTCTTCATTCTCAAACATAATGGTTACTAGTAGTTCAGGATCAACAGTAGTTGTAGATGATACGTCACCTCAACTAGGTGGCGATTTAGAAACTAACGGATTTAATATTGTAAGTGCAATTAGCAATGAAGATATTCAGTTGGTACCAAGTGGAACTGGCAAAGTAACAGTTGCAAGTGCGCTTAAATTAAATGATCAGTCAGTTGTTCCTAGCAGTGTAACAGGTGCAACATTGCTGTATGCAGACACAGCGGCAGGTGGTGGCACAGGCGTGTACTTTGTAGATGGCAGTACTAGTGACGAACTTGTAAGTAAATCTAAAGCCATCGTATACGGATTAATTTTTTAAAGGAACTAACAAATGGCGATTACACAAGCAGGTGCAGTAGGCACAAGTGCAACAACAGTATACACAAGCAGTGGTACAACCGCTATTACTTGTATGTTTTTTATGAATGACAACGCTAGTGCAAGAACAATGGATGTTCATGTTGTACAAAGCGGTGCTAGTTTAGCAACAACAAATAAGATTGTTAAAACAATTACCATTGATCCAGCAGATACTTATGTCGTTAACCTAGAAAAATTAGTACTATCCAACGGCGATATGATTCAATGTGTTGCTAGTGCAGCATCTAGTATTATGCCAACAGTTAGTTCGGTAACAATCTAATGGCTGGCTTTGTAAAAACAAAAGGCAGAGCTGATGGTGGTGATACTATTAAAGCAACAGATGAAGGCGGTTTAGAGATTCCAGCAGGAACAACTGCACTTAGGCCCTCAGCCGCAAAAAAAGGCGACTTAAGATTTAACACTAGTATTGATAAAATGGAATACTTTGACGGCAGTGCTTTTGTTCAGTTTAGTAAAGAAGGCAATGTTGCTGTTACGCAAGATAGTTTTACTGGTAATGGATCAACAACTGCATTTACAATGAGTCAAGCAGTCACAAGCAATCAGCCCCAACGTGTTATTGTTGCTGTAGGTAACGTTTTCCAAAATCCAGCCACTGCTTATACACTAAGTGGTACAACTATTACATTCACAAGTGCTCCTGGTGGCAGTGAGAGTGTAGTTGTTATTCATGGAATCGACAGTACAACTCACTAAGTATAAATACACTTAATAAACCCTGTCACCTCGGACGTTAGTAGGTGATCGCAGGATAGCGGAGTGTAGGTATGGCTATAAGTCGTATTGGGGGCAGAGCTCTCAAAGCAAATTTAGAACGTGATAGCAATTTAGCGTTTAATACTACAACTCTCGTAGTAGACTACTCCAATGGTCGCATTGGTATAGGAACAGCAAGTCCTTCAAGCACATTAAATGTCGTAGGCAATACTGCTATTAGTAGCGGTACGCTTGCTCTCGATCAAATTACTATTGCAGGTAATAAGATTGAAAGCACAGCAAGTAATGCTAACCTTACACTGGATGCTAACGGCACTGGTACTGTTGATATTAGAGCAAACACTACTATTGATGGCAGTATTACACTACAAAGTGGTGTAGCAATAAGCAGCATACTTGACGAAGACAACCTGGGCAGCGATAGTGCAACTGCACTTGCTACACAACAGAGTATTAAGGCATATGTGGATGCACAAGCAGCCGCAAGCACTGGTATGCAACTTACACTAGGAACTCCTGCAGATAGCAGTCTCACAACAGACGCAATGTTTAAAGGACTAACTGGTAGTTCAAAGATAACAGATGCTATCGACAGTATTAATGAAAGTTTACAAAATGTTCTTAATAGTACCGCAGTAAGTAACGTTGCATTTACTAGTGATGTCACAGCAGGTGGCGCAGGTTCAGCAGCAACCCTTACAATTACTGCAGACGGTAATCCAAACAGGTACACAGTCAACTGGGGTGATGGTACAACAGATAGCAGTCTAACAGATAGCACACCTACACATACATATAGCAGCAACACCGGTAGTCCATTTGATGTTAGTGTTACAGCATTTAATGCAAGTGGTAGTGGCGATGGTAGCACTGAAACACTTGTTAAAACAGATTTCATAACAATCTTCACAGCAAATCCTGTTGCACAGTTTGACTTGTTTAGAGCAAGTTCGGGCGGTAGTGCATTGACTGGTAATGACTTATACGTCATTGAAGGTCAGAGTTTGTATATGGCAAACACAACTACTAACATGGGCAGTGCTACAGCAAACTGGACTATGAACTGGGGTGACGGAACCAGTGCAGATACTATAGCAAACATTAGTGCAGCAGGCGGTACAGGCGGCGCAAGATTGCAGCATACTTGGGGAAGCAGTACAGATAGTGGCACAGGCAGAGATACGTTTACACTTACACTTGCAGGACATCAAACAGCAAATCCTGCGATACTTCCTGTAACAGGTACACAACTTGTAAAAGTATACGATAGTGCAATTGGTGCACCGGATGCACTAAGCACTAAAACATTGCCTAACGTAACAAGCACAGGCACAAGTCCTAAACTTGCACACGGATTTACTGATCGCACTGGCGGTGCAGTACTAGCAGCAGGCGCGGATGTAAATCGTGTAACAAGTGGAACTGCAGTAGCAGGACCTATAACAACGTTTGCTTATAGAGCAGACAGTGGTACACTCACTGCAAATATTAACGGCAGTGCAGATGGAGCAAAAGCATTTTCAGCAAGTGACGATAGTGGTACTTACACAAGCCTAATTATTGATAGCGAAAGTGATTATAATTTACTTAACGCAGGCGGTAGTACTGTTAGTTTCTCAAGCAGTATATATCATCCTGCACTGTACACAGGATTCAAAGCAAGAATTAGTAAAGCAGTAAGCGGACTTAGTGTAGGCTTAAACAGCATGCAACTTATTCATAGCACCACAGGCAATAGCAGTAAAGTAGAATTTGTAAAAGATGATCTTACTGCAGTCCCGGCTGTTAGTGCAGCAGGCACACTAAGTGAAAGCACTGCTGGATCAAAGCGTTTTGTATCAGGTATACCTTATTACAATACTGGTAGTCCGGCACTTACACTAACTGGTGCTCAGTTTACAAATCTTGTAGGACAAGCATATACAAACCAAAGTAATATTGTTGAAATTGACAGCGACAGTAATCAAGAAGGCACAAGCAGTGCAGCGTTTACCGGGCAAAATTATACCTATGCTAATATTGATGGAAGCACTACTATGTTATCAAGTGGAGTACCAAAAGCAAGTACTGGCACAAGCAGTGCATATGCAATTGGTAACTTGGTTATACCTATTACTAGTAGCAGTGTGCGCACAGTTGATACAGCACATATCCGTGCAAGAAACGTTAACGGTGCAAGCGGGTATACTGATATTACAGGCAAAATACAAGTGCATACAGCGGCACAGAGTGGCATAAGTGAAATTGCAATTGCAGTAGCAGATGCACTTGGTGCAACATATGATGATGATGGAAAACGTATTTTTGATCTAAGTGCAGCAACTACAAACACTCCTGCGTACTCAGGCAGTGCAAACTTTTATACAAACAGTTTGTATACAGAACAAAGTGATCCTGGCGTAGCAGGCACAAAAGAAGCAACTGTGAGACTTGGTGTAATCAAGCATGATGTTACAGACTACTCAAGCGGTTACTTGCCAACTGGTCCAGATAGAAGCGGTGACACAGGTACACAGTACTTTACTTTTGCATTCCGTAGAACAGGTGTTGCTAACTTTGATATTAATATAACAAGTAACGGAGTTACAGGTGTGTTTATTGCAGCACCGGGCACAGGCATAGATAACAGTAGTGGACTGAACGGCTGGTTAGATTGCAGTACAACTTACGGCGGTAGTGGACAGCCAGGCAGTGATACAGGCAATGGTGGTAACGGCAGTAATGGTTGCGCATTTACATCAGGAGATAGAATAGCAGCAAGCACTGCACTAAGCGGTGGCTATACAATGACACTGGGATCAGAAAACATGAGTAATGCTAGAAATAATGTTGTACTAGTTCGTATTGCACTAGCAAGTGGTCAAAGTGTTAGTGCATTGAGTATAGGAGAGGCTGCGTAATGGCTATTTCAGATACCCAAAAAGTTGACTACCTTTGGAAAAAACTAGGTTATGCTGCAACTAAAACTGACACCAACTCTGCAAAGAAAGCACCTAACGAAGCAATTGCATCACCCCTTGTTCTTCGTGGCGATAAAGTTTTAAAACAAGCAAGTAGTATACCTGCTACATTGCCAGCGAGCAGTACAGGTGTACTGACAGTTTATCCAACTTCTGCACCAATAGAAACCACTAATGATGCAACTGCCGCTGCAAATAGAACTTGGAAAACAGGACAAACAGATTGGGTTAGTCCAGAGTTTGGCAGTACATATCAAGTTAAAGTTTATATCCACACTAGCAGTAACGCAGGATCTGCAGCCAGTGGCGGAAGTCAAGTGTTTGCTACAGGCAGTGGCAATGATGATGAATGGTTCTTTGACTATCAAAGTGGTGTGCTACACTTTATTGGTACTAACCTGCCCAATGGTATTAGTTTTAGTGGCAAAAGTGTTTACATTGCTGGTGCAAGATACACAGGAGATTTTGGTGTAGGCGGCGACCTAGGCGCATTTACGTTTACAGACAATAGATTACAAACTACAACTACAAATGAAGAAATAATTATTGAACCTGCAGGCACAGGTTATGTTGCTATTGATGCTAACAGTGGACTTATTATTCCTGTAGGCACAACAAGTGAACGCCCAACAGGGCAAACTGGTATGTTACGTTTTAATAGCAGTACTAGCCAAACAGAAGTCTATAACGGAAGTGCATGGGCATCAGTTTCCGCTACTAATACTATTACTAAAAATGATTTTAGTGGAAACGATAGCACAACAGCATTTACACTTGGTGCAAGTACAACTACAAACGCAGTGCTAGTAACACTAAACGGTACAGTACAAGAAGCATCTAATGCATACAGTGTAAGTGGCACTACATTGACTTTTACTAATGCTCCTGCTACTGGTGATGTGATACAAGTTAGAAGTTTTCACAGTGGAACCGCACAACCAGCGCAGAAGTTTCAGAGTTTTACTACTACACAAAGAAATGCACTTACAAGTGCAAATGGTGATGTTATATATAACACAACCACACATAAATTCCAAGGCTATGCTAACGGCAGTTGGGTAGACTTCCACTAATATATTGTTGAGAATTATAAATTTTTAGCATTGTACCTCTACGACTAGATTATATTTCCCCATACCAACTAAATACACTTATAATTTACGCGATTGGATGGAGAACCAAAATGGCATTGACCAGAATTAAAACTAACCAGATCACTGATGCCGCAGTAACCACAGCAAAAATTGCTGATGCAAATGTTACTGCAGGCAAACTGGCAAACAATCTAACTTACGGTAGTAACCTTACAGTCAGTGGAAACCTTACAGTCAGTGGTACAACAACAAGTGTTAGTACAACAAACACTCGTGTTGAAGATGCAATCATTGCACTTAGCGCAGAAGCAACTGGCTCAGCCAGTGTAGACAGTGGTCTACTTATTAACCGTGGTTCGGATGACAACCAAGCATTCCTTTGGGATGAAAGTGCAGATCAATTTATTGTTGCTAACGTAGGCGCAGAAGATGGTGATACAGCAGGCAACGTTACTGTTAGCAGTTACGCTGGATTACAAGCAGGTGCTGTAATATATGGATCATTGAATGATGGTACAACAACACTAACGACAACTGTAGCAGAACTTAACTTAATTGACGGTGGTGCAAGTGTAGGAACTACCGCAGTAGCGACAGGTGATGGTATCGTCACTAATGATGGCGGAACAATGAGAGTAACAAATGTTGATACATTTGATACATATCTATCTGCGACAACAAAAACATTGTCAAACAAAACACTCACTGCACCAAAAATTGCAAATGGTGGCTTTATTGCTGATGCAAACGGTAACGAACTTGTTATCTTTACAACAACAGGAAGTGCAGTAAATGAAATAACTTTTGCAAATGCAGCCACAGGTGGACATCCAACTCTTACTACAACGGGTGGTGACACAAACATTAACCTAGTACTAAGTCCAAAAGGTTCTGGTACAATTAATGTTTCATCAAGTCAGATTATAAATGTTACAGATCCAACTGCTAACCAACATGCCGCTACCAAAGCATATGTTGATACACAAGTTAGTTCAGGTAGTTCATTAACTATTGCTGCTGACAGTGGATCAAATGACGTAGTTACAATTGGTACAAACACACTTACATTTGCAGGTACAGCAAACGAAGTTAACACAACAGTTAGTGATAACCAAATACAAATTGGTCTTCCGGATAACGTAACAGTTGGTGGTGCATTAACAGTTACTGGTAACTTAACAGTAAACGGTACAACTACAACACTTTCAACAACTAACAGTTTAGTAGAAGATTCATTAATTGAATTAAACAGTGGTGCAAGTTCAAACGCTAATGACTTAGGATTTATTTTTGAACGTGGATCAACAGGAAACAATGCGGCTTTTATCTGGGATGAAAGTGCAGACACATTCCAAGTTGGTACAACTACTGCTACAGGAAGTGCAACTGGTAACTTGACTGTAGCAGATGCAGCACTTAAAACAGCGGCAATTACTGCAAGTGGTGACGTTACAACAACAGGTTCATTTGTAATTGGTTCAGCAAGTATGAACGAAACAGACTTAGAAAAGTTAGATGGTATTACAAATGGTACTGTAGCCGCTAATAAAGCATTAGTAGCAGATGCTAACTTAGACATCGGAACACTAAGAAATATTACTGGTAATGGTAACATTGATATTAGTTCAGGGTCGGGTACAATTACAACAAACGTAGGCAACACACAATTACTTTTCAGTAGTAGTGGTGTAATTGCTGGTAATGCTGCAATGGTATTTGATGGCACTGATGTAACATTTACAGGCGCTGGAAATGTAAACAGTCTTACAGTAGCAACAAACAAAGCAACAATTACTGCCGCAGGTATTATTACAACTGTAGAAGATATAAGACTAGCCGCAGATAATAAGCAACTAGAAATTGGTGCTGGTACAGACTTTACAATAGGACACGATGGTACAGATACTACTATAACTAACGCGACTGGTATACTTAAAGTTGATGGTGTAGCAGGTAGTTCAATTAGAATTAACGAAGCAGGTGCTAACGTTGACACAATTATCGAAGGTGATAGTAATGCTTCACTAGTTGTTGTTGATGCAAGTGGCGATAATGTTGGTATTGGTGGAGCACCAAATGCAAACGCTATTTTAGATATTAACGACACAGGCGCAATGCTACTTGCTCGTGGTACAACAGGACAGCGTCCAAGTACTGCCGTAACTGGTATGTTCCGTTATAACACAACCACTAATAGTATCGAATACTATGACAACGACAGTTGGGAAAGTGTTAGTTCATCATTTACTGTTGCTAGTTCACAGACATTTAACGGTGATGGATCTACAACTGCATTTACATTAGCAACACTAACTGGTTCAGATAGTTATGTTGTTGCTGGCGTGCTTGTTATGCTAAACGGTGTGGTACAAGAGCCAACAACTGTTTATGGTATAAGTGGAGTAACAATGACATTTACTTCAGCTCCTGCATCAGGTGACTTGATTGAGGTTCGTAAGTTTACAACAACCACAACTGTTACTGGACTAAGTGATTTGGATGGCGACACACAAATTCAACTAGAAGAGTCAAGTGATGAAGACATCATAAGATTTGATATTGCCGGCAACGAAGTTATCACTATGGCAGCCGCTGGTCAAACTATCAACAACGAACTAGCACTACGTTTTGCAGAAGCAAGTGGAAACGGTAGTAACTATATTGGACTAAAAGCACCAGCCGCTGTTTCTTCAAATGTAACATTTACACTACCGGCTGCAGATGGTTCTGCAGGACAAGCAATGGTTACAAATGCAAGTGGTGTCTTATCATTTGCGGCAGCAGGCGCAACAATTAGTGCTGATACTAGTACAGACACTGACTTCTTACTTTACTTTGCAGCCACAACCAGTGGCGCTTTGACTGCAGTAAAACAAGACAGTGGATTGTTATATAATCCAAGTAGTGGCACATTAACAAGTGCAGCTTTTGCTGGTGTCGCTTCCAGCGCAAAATATGCTGACTTGGCTGAGATGTATGCAGCAGACGAGGCGATTGAGCCAGGTACTGTTGTTATGTTTGGCGGAGAAGGTAAAGTTGCAGTATGTGATACAGTAAACTGTCGTGCAGTTGCAGGTATCGTATCAACTGATCCAGCATACTTGATGAACAGTGACCAGGAAGGTGCAGCACTAGCACTGGCTGGTCGTGTTCCATGTAAAGTAACTGGCCCTGTAGCACCAGGCGACATGATGGTATCAGCAGGCAACGGTATGGCAATGGCTAACAACGAAGCAGCAATGGGTACAGTAATTGGTAAAGCAATCGAAGCAAATGAAGGCGGCGAAGGCGTTATTGAAGTACTAGCACTTATGATGTAATCATAAAATTAAATAAAAGAATAGCACCTTTGGGTGCTATTTTTTTGACTATAGCCAACGGATAAATACAAGCAGTTAATAAAGGAATGTATATATGGCGTTTACAAGACCTAAAGCCAGTCAAATTGATTTTGACATTACAAATATTACAGATCCACTTATTCGTTTGAACAGTGGTGAAAGTGGTAGTGCTGACAAAGACGTAGGTATTGTAATCGAAAGAGGCAGTGATACAAATGCGGCTATTATATATGATGAAAGTGCAAACCAATTTGCAGTAATCAATACAGATGAAACTGGTACTACTGCAGGTAATGTTACTATTTCTAGTTACGCTGATGTTAAAGCAAATGCATTTATTGGTGCATTAACAGGTAATGCGTCCACTGCTACTGCTCTTGCTACAGCAAGAAACATTGGCGGTGTAAGTTTTGATGGTAGTGCAGCAATTAATCTTCCTGGTGTTAATACTGCTGGTAACCAGAACACTTCAGGTACTGCGGCAATTGCAACCGCTGTTACAGTTACAGACAATGAGGCTACAAATGAGAATAATGTAATCCTCTTTGGTGCTGGTGCAGCAGGATCTGGTAATATTGGTGTTGAAGCCGACGGTAATATGACTTACAATCCAAGTACTGGTAAGATTACTGCTACTGGATTTGTTGGTGCATTAACAGGTGATGCGTCTGGTAATGCAGGATCCGCAACTATATTAGCAACTGCAAGAAACATTGCTGGACAATCATTTGATGGTAGTGCTGATATTACTATTGCTAGTACTGATCTAAGTAACACTAGCGCAATAACCTTACTTACATCATCACAAACTCTAACAAATAAAAGTTTAACAGCGCCTATACTAACAGGCAGTAGCAGTGCAGCAGGTAGTATTTTATTCAAAGAGGACACTGATAACGGAACTAATTCAGTAACACTAATTGGTCCAGCAGCAACCGCTGATGTAACCATTACGCTTCCGGCAAGTGCTGGCACTGTTGCACTAACTAGTGACATTGCAAGTGCAGGTATTAGCAGTGGTAACGTTGCTACATTTGGCTCAGGTGCAGCAGATGATGACTTCTTACGCATCAATGGAACTGCCATTGAAGGTCGCAGTGCAAGTGAAGTACTAAGTGATATAGGTGGGCAAGCAAGTTTAACATTTGGTATTAGTAATACAAATGCAGTAAAAGTTGATAGTACAAGCGTGGCAGATGACGAATACGCTCGCTTTACAGCAAGTGGACTAGAAAGTAGAAGCGTTTCAGAGGTTGCTAGTGATATAGGTGCAGTTACACTAACAGGGACAGCAACACTAACTAACAAAAGTTTAACAGACGCAGTTTTAATACCAACTGCTACTACTGCTGGAAAGTTGTTGTTCAAAGAAGGAACAAACAACGGTACTAATGCAGTAACACTTATTGGACCGGCAAGTACAGCAGACGTTACTGTAACACTTCCAGCAGCCGCAGATACATTGGTAGGTAAAGCAACTACAGATACATTGACTAATAAAAGTATTGACCTAGCAAATAATACGCTAACTGGTAGTGTTGCAGAATTTAACAGTGCGCTTCAAAGTGACAGTTTTGCTACACTTGCAAACAGTGTAACACTTACAAACAAAACACTTACAAATCCAACTATTAATGCATTCACTGGTACTGGCAATGGCAGTATTACTGGTACACTAAGCATTGTTACCACAACAACAGGTGACAGTTTATTAATAACCACCACTGAAGATTCAAGCAGTGCAGCACCTGTGATTACTCTGAAAAGAAATAGTAGCAGTGTTGCAGATGCAGATTACTTAGGACAAATAAAGTTTGCAGGCGAAAATGACGCTGACCAAGAAGTTATCTATGCTAAAATTACTGGTAAAATTTTAGATGCAAGTGATGGTACTGAAGATGGTATTATAGAAATTACACATAAGAAAGCAGGCAGTAATAACATTAGTGCAAGATTTAGAAGTGATAGTTTACAACTTATTAACGGAACCCAACTTACTGTCGATGGAACATCAACATTTAATGGAGTTACAGTTAATAGTTCACAAACTATCAATATGGGATCTAATCGTATTACAACTGTGGCAGATCCAACCTCTGCACAAGACGCTGCTACAAAAGCATATGTCGATGCAGAAGTTGCTGGCGCCGGTGGCGATAGTGTGTTTTCTTCAGCTGCTGACTTTGCCGCTATAACAACCACTGCCACTGTTACTGAAGATCTCTCTGTAGTTACATCTTCAGCAACTAGTTCTTTGGATTTAGGTACTATTAGTGTTCAAGGTATTGTTACTTCAACGGCTATTGTTGATGCTAATGTAACTTCAGCAAAAATAGCAAGTAGTGCAGTTACAACTGCTAAGATTGCAGATGATGCAGTTACAACTGCTAAGATTCCAGATGATGCAATCACAAGTGTTAAACTAAGTGGCCTTACAAATTCAAGCAGTGGAGTAGTTTCAGCAGATGGTGATGGAACATTCAGTGTCAGTGCCGGTGGCGGTATGAGCAATATTGTTGAGGATACAACTCCACAACTTGGTGGAGACTTGGCATCAAACGGAAATGATATATTATTCGCCGACAACGACAGTGCTAAATTTGGTGCTGGGTCTGACTTAACCATCAACCACGATGGTAGTAACTCATTCATCACAGATTCTGGTACTGGGTCACTTTATATTCAAGGAACTAGCGGAGTGTTTATTCGCTCTGCGGATGGTGGTGAAAACCTTGCTGCATTTACAGATGATGGTGCAGTAGAACTATATCATGATAATGCTAAGAAAGTAGAAACAACATCCGGGGGCTTAACAGTCACTGGTAGTATTCTTCCAGAAGCA